TAAAGCAATTGCCATCTATTTTATAGCCATAGTGGAGTTTGTAGACGAATGATTGAAAGTCTGCAGCACGTCGAAACTTAGGCGGACGCTTAGCAAGCTTCCTAAAGAAACGCTGATAAGCTGCATCAAGTCGCTGCAGAACCTCGACGCTATTATGTGAGTACAGAAGATTACGCTTAATGCGTTTGGCAAAATGCTTCTGCATGTCGACCGTGGAGATGTACTTACCGTACATGCGATAATATCTACGTTGAAGCGATAGCGCGTGGTTCCATACAAATGCGCACTCACGAAGCATCCGATCAAGCCATATGGTCCGATGCGTTCTGTAGAGTTTGTACTTGTATGTCAACATAGATAATTATAATTGCTTTGCAAATATAAGTTTATTTTTACGTTTATGCAAGCTTAAAAGCTGTATTCATCCCATATCTTAAGGAATTGACTTTCTACAGTTTTAGTTCGTAGAAGTCGTCCATTAATCCAAAGATATAAGGAATCAAATGAATCCAAAGCAACCAAGCGCCTGTGTCTACGCCCAGAATAAAAGTCTCCGAAGACGACAAATCAAAAAACCGAATCTGATCCGTAGAAATACGAACCACCAAGTCACCATGCTGAACACTCCAATCTGCAGTATTGTCTAATGACGAAACCTTATGCAGCGGCTTAATATCATAGTCTAAAAGAAACGCCGAAATCAGATAAGCAATATCACGAAGATCGTAAGCAGCCAAAGGAATATTAGCAGGCGAAGCATAGAAGCAGAACTCACGAAGCGGACGCAAGGACGCACTGAACCTACGAAGACTCAAATCAACAACCTGCACAGCAAAGCTGCTATCCATAAGGCGTGAACCTCGTGAACCACACGCAAACCTAATGGCCGACACACACAATAATTCTCTATTCATCACGCTCTACATCTAAGCCCAACAATGACGGCAACAAGTAAATCCAATCATAGTCCAAAGTAAACCACCGAAACAAAACCTTGTCGTTACGGCAAAGCAAAAACACATACCTATTAAGGCTCATAGTATAATCGCCGTATGTAAGCAAAGCACCACTGCAGCCAAGCTTCGTAAGGTGACCGTCCCCACACAAAGCTCTAATCATACGGAGAACCTTGAAAGCCCCAAGCGCATCGCGGAAACCACAAGCACGCCATGCATCAAGCTTACCCTCAATAAGGGAAAGCTTATTGCCGAAAAGACGAAAATTATTGTCAGCATACTCCTGCGGATAGTTAACAGTATCCAAATGCGACTCAGCACAGAAGTTAACATTAGACTGGAAAAAAGCAGAACCCATATTAACCCAAACTCACTTTAAAACGTTCAACACTATCTCCTGAATGCGACGGAGAAACTCCGAAGTGAAATCCGCGCGCCACGCAAACTTCACAAAACGATCCCCACGCATGTTCTTAATGACCCTACGTGTTATACGATCATACGAAATCAACGTGTAGCTAAAGAGCGGCAAGAAAGCCAAAACCGAGTAGTCCGGACCCAGAACATCAAAGATGCGAGCATTACGAGACGTAGTACCACGAACCTCCCGGTACTCAAGACCCAAAGCAGAACTAAGAACGCGCATAATCTCACGATGGTTGACGGAAATAGCCTGCGACTCCAACTTCACAAAGCAGCACACTACACGGCTAGCATCATAATCCGGCGACCGCCAAACATTGCGGACCGAAATTAAGTGATCCTCCAAGATACGGTAAAAGTCATCTACGCTCTTAGTGCGACCAAGTTGATAACCCAGAAAGGCCGAAGCAACTCCCGACATGTAAAGCTCCGGAGAAATCCTCCGGGCACCCTCAAAAGGCTTAGACAACGGTATGCGGCGATAGGAATCCATAGCAAAGACTACTTCGTATAACCCCAAGACCGCAGAACCAAACTAAGACGACGATGCAGCGTGACAACATCATAAGCAGACTTAAGCGTAGGAAGCATAGCACAGACATCGAACAGACGCTCTAATACCGAACCAGACACTAAATCCGAATAGATCCACTCACAACGATAGTTCCCGCACTCTAAGGAAACACGTAGAGAATTGATATCATAAGCGTCTAAGCAGGCGGACAAAACCTCAGAATAAACCCACGGTCTAGTGATAGCCTTCACACGAACCAAAACACGCTCCAGAGAATGCGGCAGAAAGCTACACGCTAAGAAGTCGAAGCAATGAGCACCCGACGCAGCATCCGAACGCAACAGCGGCTTCGAATCCACATACGGACCATAATAAGCTCGGACCAGATTGTGAAAATCTAGAAAAGTAGCTCTCGACTCCATAGCCTAGACTCCTGCATAACGTGCTAAACGAACAATAGACGGAGACGACTTCGTAGGGCTTATCATGCTCCGCGAAAAGATCGCAACAACTTGCTGGCAATCCTCAAGGCCATATCCCGTCAAGTAACTCGCAGGACGAACTACAATATGCGAATGAGAAGACAGGTCGCCCGACTCACCCGAAACAGGATCATAATAACGATCCCCAACGGCAACGCACTCCTCACAAGGAGTGGAGTACAACAAGACGACACGAGCACAAACTCCTAAAGAACAACTCTGAATACCCGGAAGCGGCAAATAGACATAAGAGCCGACCAAAATCTTACGCTTGGGCATGACAAAATCCGTATTAAATTATGCGTGGCACTATTACCACATCGCAAAGATAGTAAAGTTAATTTAATAATGCAAACATATTTCAACAAAAACCTCCGTGAAGAACTCACGGAGGCTGTCAAAATGACATCATTTTATTCAACCGCCAAAGTTTCCCAACTTTAACATCAACATAAACGTAGGCAGGTGATTATATACAAGTAACTATATACAATTTTGCACTTTAATGCGACGCCAGCCACCCACCACAAACTAGTCCTCCGTATCTCCGCCGCCACGGTGAAAACGAGTGTCAGACCCAGTGTGCATAGAACCCTTTCGATCCTTAGCATTCTGAGCCTTCAGAAGCTCATTGTCACGATGGCGAGCAATATCTCCTATAACAACCATAACAAAAAGCCAGAACCCTATAAACGGAATGGCAACTATCTTAGCGTAACCCCAAGGAATGCCATTCTCCGACTTATACATGTCGTTCAGATTCCAAAGAATAAGAACGAAAACAAAGTACGAAAGGACATAGTAACTACCCAAGCACCATGCCAGCACATTCAAAAAGCCCATACCACCTCAGTATTAAAACTCTCCTCAACAGGAATAATCACCAACTCCCAATCTGATACAAATTCATGCATATCTACATTGCGCATAAAACCGAAACTACAAAATCCTCCTCCAGCGCCGCAACGTAAAAAGAACCCAAGTCCTTCAAGAAGCCGGAGCCATCCCAATAGAGACGAACCTCCGACATGTCCGAAAGAAGGCAAATGTAACTCCCGCAAACTGCACTGCAAGACCTAAACGTCGCAACGGCAACCCAACTGCCCGAAACCAAATCTCCGGGACTATAACAGCACTCCATACCTCTACGTACTCACTTCTTAGACAAACCACGCTTCTTCTCCTTTCCCTCCTTCCATGAACGAAGCCAATAGACGTCATGACCCTCGAAGTACTCCGGCGGCGGCATGTAACCTTTAGGAACAATACGACCGTCATCCAGAACACCGTCAATGTCAAGCTCACCGCCCCAGCGGAAACCAACACCCGGCTCAACAACAACCGGAGTCTCGAAGTTCTTAGGCCAGAAGTTCATAACCTTCTGGATGATAGGAATAGCCTTAAACAAATACTTGCGGCGAACACGGAACTGGACCTCGTCATGAACCGTAACCACGAAGCGAACGTTCTCACGCCACTCCGGGAGCAGATCATTTAAGCGCTCGAACTTAACCAAGTCTCGGCGAATCAAGTCACCACCCGTGTTCTTATGAACAAAGCCACACATAGGGTAAGTCTGAAGGCCCGAAGACATGGAAGGCGAAATGACATTATCCCGAACTCCAAGTTCCGTGGCGAAAATAGCATGACCCTTGCGACGCCGACCCCACCGTAACTTGAAAGCATAATCATCAACAACCGAATGACGCAAATCGTAGACCAAATTCCAGCCGAAAAGATCGCAGATAGAACGTAGGATCATCGCAGATAATATCGACCGCGTATGGACCCGTTTTCGCATCAGAAATGCCTTCAGCATACACCAGTAGATAGCCCAATCATCCGTGCGTATGTCACGGCCCATCTTACCATGCGCAAGAAGCGACTCCAAAGTCCACTTATGTCCACTAAACAAGCCCTTCAGCCAACCCCACTTACTCTTGCGCATAGGAGGAATCAAAGCAACAGGTGAAGTACCTATCTCATCCAGACCAAGCAAGACACGATCCGTACCATACTTGACAAACTTATGGCCCAGATTGCAAACACAGAAGTCACCCGTATCGAACAAAGCAACATGAAGGTCATGCTCTCCCCGGAACGTAGGGACGCCTACGCGCGCGCCGTCCGACCGAGTCTGGAAAGTCATGCGGTGCCCGACGAACGACTGCCACGGAGAATAGACCTTCCCATCCTGCGACGGCGAATACAAGGACCTAGGCAAACTCCCCTGAATTGGACTGTTTAAAGCAACTCGGTCGGCATAAGCACGCAATCCGTTATCCGGAGAATTGAACCACCGGGCTAAATAAATAGTGCGTCCAAAGAACGTCTTAGCAAAGCCCGTACGTTTTGCCTGCTTCTGCAAAGCCTTCTGCCACCGAGCAAAAACAGGCATACCCGTATCGTAGTCATAGATGATCTTATTCGCCTCCTGCTTCGAGATATTCAGGCGATTAGCGATCATCGTAGGACCACCACCGTAAATCTTACCGAACGACACAGCCTTAGACTTATCACGGAACTCAGGGTCCGAAACGTGGAAGCGTGTCTCCGCAACGTACATATGAACATCGAGGTCATGACGCAACGGATACAAGAAACCCTCCTCGCGGGACATGTTAGCTACAAGGGCAATCTCTTCGGACGCATAGTCGTTGCCAACCATTACCCAATCATCTTCCCCCGGTGGGTTGGCCAAGAAGGCATCACGAAGTCCGCCCTTCGTCTTGTACTTAATAGGCTTGCCCGACTCATCACACACTGCACCCTCCGCCTCATGCTTCAAACAGTAGCCTATAAGAGGATCAGTATGCAAATACATCTTCAAGGAGACCTTAGGGCAGTTATGAACTATAATACCGTTGGCCACAAAGCGCTCCGAAACGTCAACCGTAATGTCATAAACACGATCAGAGCCAATAGGGAGGATCGACACAACCCTGCACAAGTACCTAGCGGGACCGCAATCAACACCAGTCAGGAAAACATGAGGATTCTCACTTACCAAAACATCGACTCCGAGTAACGTAGAAACCTCACGGAACCCCGAAGCCGTGAGAACCGGGTGATCCGATGTCGCATCCAAAAAACGACCGTCCTCCAAAGTCAAACGGTAAATCTCACGTACACCCTGATCCAAAACCGCAGACACACGCCGAAAAGCAGCGCCATCCCAAACCTCGTCACCAACAACAACCTCCGAAATCAACTTGGACCCGGAACGAGTGAAAACTGTAGTATTAGAACCACGAACACAGTTCTGGCCATTAAAAGGAACGTAGAAGTCATTACCCTCCGACCCGGAGCTACTCATACGACCCGTCAACGCCACGACAAGGTTATAATTAATATGAACCGGAATCTGACGATGACGCCACGAGGCCATCTTGGAAACGAAAGACTTCAAGTAAGTACTCAAGGCATTATACTCCAACATAAGCTTAGCTAACGGATGATCTATCGTCGCCAAGACGTTCTTATCCGTCTTGAACTTGCCACTCTTAGTGCGGACCGTCAACGTGACAAAGCGACTCAAGGCATCCGCCTTGTCATCCTCACTACTAATGTTGAAAACGTAGCCCACAAGCTGATAGATACGCTGCCGGACATCCTCCATGCGGGCAGAAGTGCGAATAACCTCCTGATCTAAGAAATCATAATCAAGAAGGATATCTGCCTTAGCCAAGCGACGAACAGCCTCACCCGACTCGTTATCCAACGGGTAAATTTGACGAATATGAGGATAGTCACTCCAAATACGAAGACCACATAGTGTCGTGATGAGAGGGTCGGCTGCAGCATAAATGAAAGAAACCTCTGGATCTGTGGACCCGAAGTTTCCGTTATCGGCGTTATTCGCCTCGAAGTCGATAGTCTTAAAACCAAAAAGGCGCTTAGCAAAGACCTTCAGCTTAGGATAACGCTCATTGAAAATCTCATGCGCCATGAACTGGACGTCATGAGTCTTACCAACAAAAGGTGCCTTGAATCCGTCAAGCTCCAACATGGAAAAGTCAAAACTCCGGTTCCACCACATCGTCATATAATTATCGACGACATACTGCACGAAAGCAATAACTAGATCAACCGGAAGATTGGCGTGATAGCCCACATGGCGAATAGGAATGTAATAACCACAGTAGTCATCCTTGCTGTAAGTCTTACCCGTAGCGATACACACACCCACAACCCGATCCCGAACAAAACTTAATCCAGTAGTTTCGCTGTCAAATCCGGCAATTATATTGGCATGCAAATCCGCCCGGATGTAATCCAAATCCGACAGATTCTGAACCAAGCCAACTTTGTACCCGTTAAATGTGCCCCACAACATAGATGTCAATCCTTCTGGCGCTTGACGTAAGGAACAACGTTCTTGACAACACCACGGGAAACCAAAGCAACCCGGCGGTTGGAAGCCAGAACAACATAGCACATCTCCAAAGTGAAAAGTATAATGACATCCTCCGTATGACCATCGACGTACACCAACGTCTTCTTCTGTAAGGCACTCATTGAAAATCCGAAATAAAAGTATAAAACTCAAAAGACCCCGGAACCAAATCCGAAGGTATATCCGACGCCGAAGCGTAAGATAAAACTACAGACTTAACGTCATGGCGAAAGACAACACCCTGCTCCGGCAAAACACCCGAGTAACACAACTCACGAAGGCGATCCGGATTAAACTTGCAGAGCAAGTCATAAACGCTATAAGACCGCTGGCACTCACCATAGCACTTCAACCAATTGCCGTACAGCTTAGCAGCCTTCGTATCCGTGTTAGCATGAAAAGGACAGTAGCAAGTACCGTAACCCAACTCCTTGCCAAAAATAGCCTTATACTCATCTCGGAATGATAAGTTGGAATTTACCCACTGTGCTAACTTAGGATTGAAACGACCCATAGTGAAGCAGGTGATTAGTCGACAGTCGGAGCGATAACCTTAAGCGACTCCATATGTCGCCAGTAGATATCCTGAAGGCACACGTGCCACCACGTACACATAGCAATACCCAGTGACTTCTGAATCTCCGTGGACAGCAACGACGAGGACGGAAACGCTCCAAGCGAAACCAAGCGCTTAGAAACGAACCCATGAATAGAATCGGAATTCCAACGCTGGATCATAATGTCCTGAGCGGAGTCGGTACCTACAGCCGAAAAGAAATCATCCGGCTGGCAATAAACATAAACCCAAACCGTGTACAACGTAGAAGCTAACTCCGGAAGTGACTCTGAAGGATACTTCGCAACCATGCCACGAACAACAAAGTCACCAACGGTGAAAGTCCGGTCGCATAAAACGGAAACGCTATCTGCAACCCGCGGAATGAAGTCTAAATCATCAACCTCATCCGGAACCGCAAACGTCACTTGAAGACTAACGCCCCCCAAAGGAGACTTATAAGCAAAATCACTCTTAACTTCCATGCGGTGCACATAAAAAAAGGTTGCTAGGAACATCCCTAGCAACCTTCTCAACGTATGTAAACTTCGTTAAACTAAAACCACGTGAAGCTCAGAGCCATTCTTGAGCTTGAAGCTCGAAACCTCCCGGTCCGCAACAACGTCCGCATCCAACGGAGCATTAGACACCAAGCAACCGTGACCCGCAGCAAACGAAGCATTCAGCTTGAACGAATCCGAAACACGCGATGCATTGTCGCAAACCCAATAGGAATCCGTTAACTTGCGCTTGTATAAGTCAGGACAAATCAAGTCCAACTCGTTCATAACAACGGCGGTATCCACAACACGCTGAACCTTCGCCTTAGCGGCCTTACTCGAAGACTTGCAGAGACTCTTGTAGTTAGCGGCACTAATGCGCTCGCCCATGATCTCAGAAGCAACAGAAAGAACCGAATCCAGAACCTTCCGGGTATTGCGAACACGATGATAAGTCGAAGCCGTATGAGGAATGTCCAAAGTGTTAGGAGCACTATCCTTCACCTTATCCGGATCAATCGCCAGAGACGCAGAATCCTCAATCAAAATGTTCTTAGACTTCAAAGCCTCCGAAATCTCGTTCTCGATAGACCGCAGAACCTCCTGCTTAGCGGCGTCCGACAAGATACTCTCGTCATCAATCACCATACGAAGACGCGGGTACTTCTGGAGGAAAGATGCATGCTGTGCCCACGGGCGATCCTTCCAATCAGCCTTCGAACGAACCGTCTCCAAAGAATCCTGCAGCAGAGCGATCTCCTCTTCCTCCGATAACTCATTCGCAACCTCAGCAACAACATCCGAAGCCGTAGCATCGTAAATCTTATGAGCAAGCTGAATAGCAGCATTCGACATGGTAGACGCGAAGGTAACAATAGCATCATCGGCAGTCTGGTAAACAAACAACGTAGTGCCTACATAGACACCATCGGCCTTGATGTCAATAAACCGTTGATCCTTGCAAAGAATACGAGGAACAGAAGCATCAAGACGAGTCTCCAGACGGGTATCCGAAGACAATGCCGAAGCCAAAGCCTCCGCAGCGGAAACCAAATGAGTCTGATCGGGCGTCTGAGCCAAAGTGAAGCAATTAGCAAGACCCCAGTCCTTCAGAACCAAAGCCACAGCACCCCAGTCAATAGCTGCAGGATCGGAAGTCTCGTCTACGGCATGCGGTGCATCTTCAACCACAACTTCAGGAGAAACATCGCCTTCCGCATCCTCCGCAGGAACCTCGCCTGTAGGGGACCCCGCAGAAGCCAAAGCCTTTGAAATATCGTCATAGGAATTCGAAATAGCGTCCTTAAACTCAGCAAGATGATCCGACAAGTAAGCAACAGCCTCGGAGCCATCCTTAACAACCGACCCCGACGGCGTGGTGAATACGAATACATCACCAAGACCATCACCATCATCAAAAACGATAGATACAGAATCATCCGCATTAGCAATGTCAACCCCATTGCGCAAAGCCGTCATAATTTGATCGACCGTGAAGTTAACGGCAGCATCCGAAACAGCAGAGTCTACAACAGCACCCCACGGCGTAGAAAACTTGTGACTATTGAAGATAGACAAGATATCACCTACAGACAACCCACCCAAAGTGTCACCAAAGTCCAGAATAATATCCTCCGCAATGGACTTCAACGAAGACCATACACTCCGTCGAACAACATCATCCTCGGTCGTATGAACTACATGAATAAGCGGAGCAACGTCGTTGAGAATCTCAGGACCCACGACAGACTCGAACTCCGAAACAACAGCAGGATCGACATCGTCACGAACACTATCGAACAGCAGAGCAGAAGCATCTACAGGCTCCGCCATGACGCCGGGAAGCTTCGCAAGAACATCGTCCGTCAGCTCTTCGACAGCCTCAATAGCAGCGTCATCCGACTCGAAGGTATAAACCTTATTCCAGCCACGATTACCACGATAGAAAATAGAAGCATGAAGCGAATCATCCCCGCACACGATATGCAGGCGAGGACCACCACTCTTATCGTCCGTCAAATAGACGTCGAACTCGTCAGCAGCACCCCGGTCCAAGTAGGCATTAAGAATGCGACCCATCAGCTTAGAAGACTCCTCTGAAGCAGAATCCTCGATAATCTCATCCTCCGTAACCTGAGTCTCCTCCGGCGCACTTATCGGAGCATCATCGCCCTCAACAACATCCTCCGAAGCCATAATAACGTCAGCATCATTCGACGAAGGTGCAACAGACGTCTCCTCGACAATCTGAACCGGAACGACATCCGCAAGGGCGAAAGTCACGTCATCATCAGAACCCGTGAAGGCACCCTCGGCCTGACGCAAGGAGAAGTACTCAAAAGGAAGACCCTCGATGACGGCAACACCATTGCCAACAGAAGTGATGACACCCGAATAAACATTACCCAAATACGAAACCTGAACCGTAGTACCAACGTTAACCGGAACGGACGGAACAGCCTGCGACATAGCACCCTCAACAACTGGAGCCGCCTGAGCAGCAGGCAGCGGCTGAGCGGAAAGCTCCGAAGCCAACACCAAGCCATCGACGTCATCGGCAACAGGCTTAGACGATGATGCTGCCTTAGCACGATCAAGCAAACGAGAGTAATCCTCGAAGATCAACTCCGCAACACTCGAATTGCGACCATTGGGAGAATAGTAACGAAGACCATAAAGATCACGACCCTTAGCATCCTTCTTCCCAAGCGAACCCAAGAACTCCTGACGCTGAGTGTAACTAGCAAGGTCTACAATATCCCAATTGGTAGCTTTACTCTTAGACGCCCAATCGGGATCATCTACGGGATCAATAGTACCATGAACAACAAACTCCGGAGACGCGGCAGAATCCTGAACCTCCGAAGAAGCTCCGGCATCCGTATCATCCACATTCGGATCAGGAAGGGCATCAACATCCTCCTCCGGAATAGGTGCCTCCAAGACATCCTCCGTAGCCTCCTCGGCGGAAGCCAACGTCTGGGCCGAAACAACATCCGCAATGCCCTCCTCGTAGATATTAGAAACCTCCTCAATGAAAGTCATAGCTGCCGACTGAGCACGCTCGCCAAGCTCGTCAAGTTTCTCCTGAGTAGTCTCGTACAGCTCCTCGCCAGAAACAGAAGCCGCCTCGATAACCTCATCCAAAGCACCCTCCTGCGTAGAACCACCCTCAAGGAATGCCTCCACACGAGCGTCATCCTGAACAAGACGATAAGGACCCAACATCTCCTGAGCACGAACAGCAGCAGGAGAGTAACGGTTCTTCAAAAACTCGTCATAGAACGTCTTAACCTCCGGCGGCAAAGAACGGTACTTAGACTTCAAGATGTCATAACCCGCAGACGAGTCATTCTCTATAATGTCATTGATGGCCCAGCAAACCTCCGGCGTGTACTCGATAAACGAATCCGCAACAACAGACTGAATGCGCTTACCCTCCGCAAGAAGACGACGACGCAAAGGAGCGCTCATCTTAGCCAAAGACGCACGGCGACTGCCACGCGACATGCTGCAAAGACTACAAGCCACCTTGTGAATCTCCCCATCAGTGAAACCACCACGACGCGCGTCCGTAACACGACGCGAAGCACCCGACTCCACCTGCAGGAACGAACTAACAGAGTCACCAACACGGCGAACACCCGTGGACTCCGGAGCCGTACCAATCGAATCATCATCGATCGCTACAACATGAGTATAAAAATCACCCATAACAAAGAAACCTTATTTTAATAAAAACACCTCATAAGACCACTCTATGTGGTCTTACAAGATGTTGGATATATAATGCTCGAACCAAAAAGTAAACACTATTTATGACGCACAAGCCGATTCGGAATGTGCTTCAAAGAACCCCAGATCGGAATCCTACGACGCAAGTACCCCGGATCGCCCTCGTGATTATAAGCCTCCGTCTCCCAGCACGTGTAATAATAGCTCTTGCCAAACGGAGGACAAAAGAACTCTATGGCATTACTAATACCATAGCAAATCCAACCCGCAAACAGAATACCCAGAATCGTCAGAACCCAAGCCCACCATGCAAAGCTAAAATGGATGGCTATGGGAAGGAGGATGACGGTAAACAAGACGCTTAATTCCCCCTGTTGCACCACGTGAACCAACTCGTGTCGGCGAGTAGTACCCTCCAGATGGACGTCCTTCGGCTTGCGCGTGAAACAGAACACAAGCCACGTCATCCAACTAAACCCCGGAAAGGGAAGGAACTTATTATGAACCTCAATCGGAAATCGCATATCCTACAAAATTTTGATTTGTGGGATATATAATTGCTATAGACCTAGATCGGCTGTAAGCTCCGCCGTAAGAGAGTCGCTAGAAGAACCAAAATCGTCCATAGAACCCAACTGCGCAAACTCACCCTCGTAAGAGATAAGCTCGACATTATCACCCACAAGAACAACCTTCGGCAAAAACTGAGCCGTAACAGGTTCCGGCAAGATGCGACCAAGACGATGCTTAATCATACAGATCTTCGTCTCCTGAGTCTCCGCAACGTCCAAACCCGTATACATGAAAACACAGTAGGCACTCGTGCGCTCGATCTCATTCAAGTCCGAGATAGCTGTAAGGTCATAAGCCCCGCCACGACGACCCGCACGGGTAAAACCCGCACGGTTAACCTGAACGGCAAAAACCGTAGTGCACTTACTACCCGCACTATTGGTGAAAGCTAAACAAGCGGCTCGAAGATTGACAATGATAGAATTTCCTAAGCCCTTACCACGATCCTGAAACAGAAGGTCAAACTGATTGACATGGTCGTAAATAATGCAGTCAAGACCCCCTAAATGCTTATCCAGAACCCCATACAAAGTAACAAGGCTATCGACATTGGTGAAAACCGACTTCGTGAACAACGAAGTATCTACAACAAGAACGTTAGGAACGAAGTCCCGCTTGAAGTCATCCTCGGCAGCAAGAACCGCCTTCAACTTATCGCCCGACAACTTATGAAAAAGCAAGTCCTGAGAATCCAACTGGATGCCCTTAACCTCATACATGTACCGAGTCTCAAGCATAAGCCAAACCATCTTAGGCTCAAGCTCCAAAGACACATAAACAATCTTACGACCCGCCTTGGCATTCTTGAACAGCATAGACAAACAAAGCTGTGTCTTGCCGCCGCCCGTGAAAGCACAAATACTAGCAACCGTACCCGGCTGGAAACCATTGGTCAATGAATCTACCTCCGGAACACCCAGAGAAAGACCGTCACCGTAAGGCGTATTAAGCTCCTCGCCGTAGGACCATGAACTAAAGTCAGCGACACTCGCATCCGAAGCAACACTAACAGACTGAAGCGCACGCTTAAGCTCCTCCGCAAGCTCCTTAGTAGTCGAAGTGCTACTAAGGGAACCCGTGACATCCGTAGCCAACTTAAGGCGGCTATAGCCATCTACAATGACCGCATACGCAACACTAAGCTCACCGAGATTATAGGCATGGTCCGGAGTAGGGTAATACTTACCATACCATGCCCAAGACGGATAGCACCCAGCAGCAGAACAGGCAAGCGTATACTCTAGAACCTGCCTGTCATTCTTGGATAAATTAGGAATCTGTAAAAAGCGAGAAAACCAATCGTCAAAATCAGGATGCGACTTCTTGCCCGCACACGTGTAAAAGTAAATCTCAAAACCTAGCATCACACAATCTCATCATGATCCCGAAACTGACGCGTCTCAGGAGAAGACAGCAAACCCGACGAAGGTCCTACAGACGACAAAGGCGCCGACGTCGAAGTCGCAGACCCTACACTAGACGTAGCCGCAGGACGAACCATACGCGGCGCAGGAAGCTCGAACCAATCTGACCCAATAGTAGGCGGGCACCACGACGAAAGCAAGAACACCCGACCATGCATACTCAACGCCAAGTTGATGAACGAATCAACCATGCTAATAGCCTTCGAATCCCGGCTCCCACGACTGTAAATCTCAAGAAAGTAAATGGAATCCTGAAAGTCAAACTCACCACGATTGTAAGCAAAGCAAGAACTAATGACGCGCTCCAGATTGAAGTACTGAACAGGAAAAGCCGTATTACGCTCAATGGCGGCACGAACCGCTAAAGACTTCAACCGATCCGATAACCAAACATAAGTGCTATTGCGATACAGCATATCAACACTCACAACGTTCGGGACCTCACAGAAACCCCAGACAACAGGCGCCGACGGCATAAACACAGAACCATCCTGACGCTTAATAGTAGTGAACTTAAAAGGGACAAGCTCGGACGCACAGCGACGAAGATGATGCTGGCGGAAAGTAGAACACTTCCGGTAGATCACATAGTCACAAGACTTGCAACCCGCAGCAGAACGAAACGGACATCCGAAATCCAAACCCATAATAAAAACCCTACCTTTTCTTAACGATATTTTCCTGCAAACGAACCACAATGAAACCAGCCTCCGAGACGTTCGGGAACGACGCCAGTTAAATTCAGAGCACAACCGGAAACAACTCGGCGCGGAGAGTGAGAGATTCGAACTCCCGGCCCGGAAACCCGGACACCTGATTAGTAGGCAGGCGCGTTAGACCAACTCCGCCAACTCTCCAACAAGAAGGACCCCGAAGGCACTATATTGCAAACCAGCACCAACCAGCGACGAACTTAGTCGGTATAAGGAATCGAACCCCTGATTCACATACACCCTACTCTACTTTCAGGCAGGTCCCACTGAAAAAAAAAGGTGAAGACAGCACACGCCACTAACAAGTGAAAGTGACAGGCTAAATCCAGAACATGCACAAGGAATTGCCTGAAGAAAAAGATGAGTGAGCACCAAAGGTTAAAAGCGAAAGAGTATCACTCTCGACGGTGCCGTCTTCACTATGTCAAGGAACACAAACCATAGACGTATAAAAAGTATGAATCCTTATAGCCAAAGCATAGTGGCGAACGGATAATGCCCCATAAACAAACTTCGTTAAACACTGCACTACCCCTGAGAAATCCCTTTATAAGAAACCCAGCAAGGACTAACCATATGTCCGTTAACTGCAGCGAAAACAAAAGAACCCATACTTAGCTGTTGCCGTGCTACTCCAAGCCGCCACGCCTGATATCTAGCTATACAAACGAAATCTGTGGTAGGAAAGACTCCTCTAGCAACGCACCCACACCCAGACGGATAAACCAAGCTAAAAACTGGAATGTGCCCAATAATAAAACCCAGCGCCTACCATGTCAAGGCTGGGAACCCCCGGCAACCACGTCGGGAAGTCGTACCGTCTCCGGGAATCGAACCCGGACGTCCTAAAGGACAAAGGTTTTTGAGACCTTCTCGTCTACCAATTCCGACAAGACGGCAAATGTAAATTAACCCAAAGAACAGAGAACCCTGCAGCAATACATCTTGTACGTGGAACTCTCAAAACCAGCTTCGAAACTAACAACATACTCACACGTCCCAACAATACGCACCACACCGATACCATAGTCCGAATGCCACACTCGAGACCCCACAGCAATAGGGGATGCTGAACTGAGCAAGAGCAAAGAACCCGCACTGACCCGAATACGAAGGCCACGAAGCACCTTAACCCAACTATGAATCATTCTGAGCATACCATCACAAGTATTTACTTGATGCAAAGATAAAAAAGTTAATTTAAAGTTGCAAATCTTTGTTGCAAAAAAAAGTACTCGGAGCGGGAATCGAACCCGCACGACCATTGCTGATCACAGGAGCTTAAATCCGGCGTGTATACCTATTTCACCATCCGAGCAAAAACCGCATCTCCTACTTGGTCGTTGACGCGGCGCAAGCACTCGTAAGTATGCAAGCAACCCGATAGCCTGTCCCTTAACTTTAGAATGGCTAATTTTATCGCATACGGATTTTACCAAGTTACATATGACTGAAGCCTACAAGCGCAATGGCGAAAACTAACCCTCGACCCGATCCTGCGTCTTAGATGACCGAACGAAGGACTCCAGATCAACCTCCGAGAAGCCGAACTCCTTGCGAAGCGACATGATCAAGTCAATACCCGCCTTCAGCTCCGAAACGTCTCCCGACGCCGTAGCGATAGCCTCAAGATCAAGAGGGTAGGACGACTTTAACACGCGAAGACGCTCCTGAGCATCTAAGTACTCCACATACGTCTCCAAAAGAGACTGCTGCAAGCTCAGGTCGGTCTTCGACACGGCAGCGCAAACATCCCGATCCGACACCTCGGACGAGTCCAGCAACTTCTGATTCTTGTAATCCAGAAGCATTTTCACACTCTTCTCCATAACTATTATTTTTAACTAAAAAATCATGATACTCCTTAAATAAGTACATAGAAACTGAAAAGGGCTTATTACCTACATAAAAGGTATAACGTATACAGTCATCCACATCACCCGTACCAAAATCGCACGTATAACAAACACGCTCTACTTTTGCAACAAAACATACAACGCATGCAAGCTTAAGAAGATCTGGGCGAGCATGATACCTACACAAAACATCTACATTCGCCAAATGAAGCTTCTAACCTATCGTGAACCTAGAACCTAAAACAAAGGCACTACGCCCGTTATATGATAAATCACGAATCTTAACCATAAACTCATAAAACTCCGGACCTAAATCGAAAGACGGACGGACTGAATAACCCATAAGCCTAAACACCGCCAGCAGAAAACTCGGAGACACGCCAACCCTGCGCGTCAACAATCCCTAAATCACCAAACATATCCTCCATAGTCTTAAGTTTAGAACACACCAGAAAAAAAAAACTAAAAGAGAGTACCGCCCTGCGGAACAATCTGAGACGACCGCGTAAGACGCGGCTTGCGACCCTTCCACAGCAGATGCTGCTTTGCAACTCGAAGGTGCTCCGCATCCGACATCGGCTTAACATACTCACGCGGGAAATTATGAATCTCAAAGCTGATCTTCTCCTGCATATAAACCTTGAAGCCTACAAGCTGAAGCTTATACTCCGAAATGTCATCACTGCGGAATATCCACAAATGAAGATCACCTAAAAACTTACTCGTCTTGCGCGTAATGCGGCCAATAAACTGAAGGAACGGAATAGGCGTGACCGGAACGTCGAACAATACGACATTATTAATGTAAGTGTAATTGGCAGACTCCGAAGCGGCACGAGTACACAGAATAACATAACTATTCATGAAGCACTGCGACTCCGTAGCCTGTGTAGGCTTAAGGACATTCCGAGACGAAGACTCAACAACGACAATGGACCTGCCACGGGAATCCGTAATGCCGGAACGCTGAAGGTGATACATGGCAGCATCCAATGACGAATAGAAATCGAAATAAACCAAAACCGACTCGTTCCGAGAAGCAATATCACTGACCAGCGTCAGTAAAGAATCCAGCTTGCGAGAACCTCCAACACCAAACGTACCATCCGAATTCAAGCAACCATCCGTGACCGCCTGAAGATAGATAAAACGAGAACTATGACGCTCCAAGTCCTTGACCGACCGGACGGCACCCTCACGAATCTCAGAACGCGACACAACCTGCTGAATCCAAGTGGCGTCATCACTCTCGCCCGACAACATCAAACCATTAGCAACCTTAGCGTACAAGTCCTGCTCAGAAGCCGACATCGTGTAATCAATGAAGTGAATATCTAAAGGAACAGGTGGCGTGCCGACAATCATAACCGGACGTAGATAGTCCATCAAAGCAGCGCTATCCTTATAATCCGTAATGATACGAGCCTTGCGTAGAGTCTTATCCGGATTGCGACCAATGACCTTCTCCTCGACCTTACAGAACTGGCTCTGGAACCCACGAACCGACGTGAAAAACCGAGGATAGACGAAGTTAACCAAATGGTAGGTATCCATGCAGTTCTTACTCAGCACCGTGGCAGTAACACCCCACAACGCATAGCAGTTCTTAACAAGCAAACTCATAGTGGAAGTAAGCTGAGCCTTCGAATTCTTGAAGGCATGGACCTCATCAAGAACCGTAACCAACTTACAAGAAGACATATAAATCTGACGAAGGACACCGTAATCCGTCTTGCAATGAGTATGCTTGCCGTAAACAACATCATAGCTATTCAGAAGCTCCAGAACGTCAGCACCACCAGAAACCTTCTTGATGAAGTCATCCAAAGAAATGGACGTCAAATGAGTATGAGCCGCAGCATCCTTCGCCCAGACCCGCTTGTCATAAGCATTCTTAGGCGTGAGAACCAAAAGACAATCTGCTAAACCCTTCGACTTCAAGTAACTGTAGGAATATAAACATACAAGCGTCTTGCCGTTACCCGTACTGTCGATCAGGATAGCACGCTTACGGCTAGAAAGACCCTTAGCCAATTCAATCTGCTCCGGAAATAACTGAAAACCGTCTTTAAAAAACATACCCATAACACACAAAGAAAAGACATGACCGAAGCCATGTCCTCCATAAACGTACCAACCAAGAAGCCAGCACTAAAGCTCACAGATATAATGAACATCCCAAGACTGAGTCAGAACCTTATCCGCCTCCTTCGAAATGGGAGAATCCGCCGAAAACAATGTAACAACAAAAAGGTAATTACGCATGTCGTCATACGTCCCCGCACCATAATAGAAAGACGGATTCGCAGGCTGCGAATTAGCACTATGGTTATCCGTATTGCCACCAAGAAGCAAACCCATGCCGTAAATAAGACCATCATCTACTACAGGAATATCGGCGGCAAGAGTGGACGTAACAACAGTATGATAACCAACGATACCCTCCTCGTTAATAAGCTCCGGCTGAGAAACAACTAAGCCCGATGCTAAAGAGTCGCAGTACAGAACATGCGGCTGGACATCCGAAAAGGTTAGACCCGCAGCACCACGAAGCAGAGACGAAGCAGTAGACAGAATGTCCTTCTTGAAGTAAAGAACATTCGTAACCGCATAGTCCGACAACTTGCGAGTATCATCCGAAGACGGCAAAAGCATAAGACGCGACAAGATCCCCACAACATCCTCCGTAACAACCGACGTGGTGCCCGCGGCACGCAAAGAACTAGAAACTATCATGATACCTACAATACTAAACCGAACCGTTAACTACTACCGTCGAATTGGTGGCAACATAAACCGAAGCAGGACTCCCCGACGTAGGACCCAGCTCTACAGTGTAAGAACTCGAAGTCGCATACTCATTCGCACCAACACGAATGTAAGGCGCAACGCGAGACGTCACATGCCATGCAGTATTGGACTCAACACTAACCGAAGACGAGAAAGACTCCGAGCCGGAACTCGTCACAACACTAGGACTAACACGTATAAAGAAATCCGGAGTACCAACCTCCATAGCAAAGCGTAGAGTAACGGGATGGGCATCTGTGCCAAAAAGAACCTGAACCGAAACCCCGGCTGGAACCGCACCCGCAAGCAAAGACTGAAGCCTAGAAAGAAAAGCGGACGCAGCAGCACTATCTCCGCCGAACTGACTAGCAATGAAAGTATCCTCCGAAACACCAAAAGACAGAACTAAACGGTTGATAAAACCATCCGGAATCGACATGTCAACATAGTTCTTAGTGATGCCGTAAACTGGATCACCAAGACGAGAATCCGGAGTAACAAGGTAATCCGTAACCCCAGAACCATCGGTAGGCGAAACCAAAAGCTTACCCGACCATGACGACAAATCAAGCCTAATGGTAACCGGACTAATGTAAATAGGATCGGAAGTGTTGTAAACATATGCCTCCCATGCAGCAACATCCGAGAAAACACGAACGCTCCCACCCGGAGCCGACGCCGACGAACCATACTGCGTAAAGTACATATCCGTAGGCAGCGTGTTGATATAAGGCGCAGAAGCGTCACCCCCGTCATGACCCAAGAAGTTCAAATCCGAGAAAGGAGCATTAGACCCTACAACCCAAAGCTTCTTGTCATAGCCAAGAATACTACCATAACGAGTAGCTATGCGACGAAGACGATCCTTAGTGGAGAAAGACGAAACAATACTATCACCCGTACCCCAATAATCACGAACAGCATCAACACGTGTATCCTCCGCCGAAACCAAACCCACAACCTCCGGATTCAAAAACACAGACCGCGGCAAGAAGTCATGAAGTGCATCCAGAACCTGCCAGAACTCAACGAACGACGAATAAGACGCCGTAGGAGTACCTAAACGGTCATCACTCGCCAAGTAAATACGAAACGGAACCTCCGCGTAGTTCAAACCCAAGCCAAACAGAGCACCAAACAGAGCAGACGCATACGGAGAAGTGCCATACAGAGAAGTCCCAGCACCCGACCGTCGGCGGGCATTCAAAATCTCAGCACCATTAAGCGTTTCGGGCACTGTGGCGAGCTGTAATGCAGGAATGGTAGGGAAGTACTCCCCAGACACAGCATCGCGCAAAATAGCCCCGGATTCATCATGGACATAATCCCATATCTTGACAAAGAAGCAGCAAGGCTTACCATCCGCATACGTAAACAAGTCAACACGCTCCGACCATGTAATAGGAACAACCGGATCGACAAGAACAGAAAGACCCTGAAGCGTATCCAGCGACACAGCCTCCTCCTCCGTCTGGGGAACATAGTAATAGCAAGACGGACGAAGCAACCACTGAGGGGCGGCATCCAAATCTGTACTCGTATAATAGCTCACAGACTGAGGACGCGACATCAGAGAAGCAGCCGTAAAGTCAAACCACTGAAGGTCTGTCGTAGTCAGGCCCGACTCCGATAGAAACTTATACCGAAGCGGCATGTTGAAGCCCAACAAAGTATAACCCTCAGAAGAACGTGATGAATCGGAAACATGTAGAACCTCGACGAAAGGACCCGACGTCTTAAACAGATCCCCAAAATCATTAAAAGCAATACTATAAGGAACCCCATTAGACTGCATGAAGTCCAGAGCACGAAGGTCCATGTTCGAAAGGATGAGATCCAAGAACTCATCCCAACCCGGATCAACCCTAAGCTCCTCCAAAAAGTAACTCCGGAAAACCTCACGAACAGCATCTAAAGTCATGACACTCTAATCTACAACAACGTCCGACAACAAAGGATAAGTAGCACCGCCCGTAAGCGTGGAAGCAATCTCGTACTCCACGTACTCACCAAGACCACCGCCAACCAAGCCGTAGATCGTACCCGTCGAATAGTCAACACTACCTACCGTAGACAAAACCAAACTCGAACTCAAGCCAGCACCAAGTGTCGAATAACCTGAAGCCGTAATGCTCGAAGCAGAACCCGACCAGAAAAGACGACTGCCGTTAACTAAGCCGCCAAGCGTGACCAAACCACTCGAAGCAGACAAAATAGAAGACGGGTAAGCCGAAGCACCGAACGCAACCTCCGAGATCAATCTGTAACGGAACTCCGAAGACTCCGAAACGGAAATGACGAAGTAAACAACACCGAAGTAGTACTTCAAACTGTCACCCGAACCACGTGTATACAACGCATACATCGTAGACGGATCAACAACACGAAGCGACAAAGGTGTAGCACCATCCAAAGACCCAACACCTGCATTAAGCATAGTCAAGCTAAGGCTCTTAGACCAGTTGGAACTACCGTCACCAATAGAAGACCCATCTGGAGCATAGATGTCAAAGCCCGTAAGACCCGCCTCCGACGAAGACATATCCGTCAAAGGCATATACCATACCCCATTATAAAAAGCCGAAGCATTCACATAAGATGCAGGAGTAGCAGACAACAACAACGTCAAGTCATAGTAATAATTGCTGCCCGTGCGGCGGTAGCGAGCAAGACCACTAGAATAATAAGTAGACTCACCGACCGTAACACTCTGAGTAGAGGTGACAGAGCAAATAAGGCTATCCGAAGACGGCCCCGAACCACTAACACCAAGAACACCGTTAACCGTAAACGACGAATCGGGACGAACTACGAAGTCAACACCCCCGACACCGTTAGAAAGCGGAGTAACATACGACGGATGAGAGAAGATAGAATACTTACCCGAATGGAAAACACTCGAATCCTGATACAAACGAACAAGCTTAGCATCCGTACCATTATCGACCCCATCATACCACATAGCGTACAAGCCACTACCATAAGGAGCAAAAGATGCCGACAAAGGCGGAAGCGCTACAGACGAGTCCGAAAGAAGAAGGCGCCCATCATCCAGCGATACCAAGTAACTTACGCTGCCCCCGCCAAGCCAAACGTAAGCACCCAAACCCGACATCGAAACATCGGCAGCGTTCAAGGCGTTACTAAGGCCGGAATCTAAGATCACATACTCCTTAAAGCGGCCCGTAGAGTCAAAGCCCAAAACAAGCCCCGAAGCGTCGTACAGCACAATAGTACCCTCCGACGGCAAAGACCGCAGAACCAAAGAGTTCGAAACCTCCTCCGTAAGCTCCTCAATGGCACGAATCGTAGCCGTAATACCCGAGATACCCTGCAACGTAAGCTCCTGCTGGAGCAAAGCACTCGAAACCTGTGTCGACAACGTGACATTATCGTACGAGTACAACTCACGAAGCAAAGACATAGCACGTGGAAGCTGGCTCGAACCAGCACTACTAACATCATGCAGAACAACCGTGAACAGCAACGGCTGGGAGACACTAGTGCTATACTTAGGACCCGGAACCCCGTACTGATACAAGTAATCCGTCAAGAACTCAAAGGCACTATCGCCCTCATGCGTGGGCTTAACATAAATGGAAATAACTCCCGGAGAAACATCAAGCCAGCAACTCTGGACACTAGGAAAGCTCAATACGAAATTACGAATCTGGGACTCTGTGACAATACCCGAATTCTTGAAAACCTCACTAAGAAGGTAATTGCGGGCATATGATAACGACTGCGTCTCGCCATCCTGTGACGACGAAACATAGAACCCAAGATCCGTGGAGTCCGAAGACGACAAAAGCGGCAAAGAACCCGTATAACTCGGCGTCGTAACCTCAAGGCGACTGCCCGAAGATACAGTGAACCTATTATAGGTCCCCTGAAGCCAAACAACCGTATAATTATACTGCGACGGCAAAACAGGCTGCGCCCAGTTACTATCACCGAACAGAACGCACGTCGTATAATCCCACAAGGCACGGACCTTGTACAACTTAGCCTGCGGAGACGACAAAGACGCATTATAACTCGTATAAGGAAAGACCGGACTCACAACGTCACTCGTAGAGCTACTCTGGGCCTGAGCGAAAACCCAGACACTGGAAGACAGAACATCCGAACCCAACTTAACGTAACTGCTCTGGAAAGAACCCGACTGAAGATCCAAGTACAACTTCCACGGCGTAACACGGTTTCCCGGAACCGTAAAAGGAAGGACCATAGACGAACCCGAAAGCATCTGCATAGGGATACCCTGATAAAGAGTAACCTCCGAATCCGTGCGGCAGTACTCGATATTATAGAACGAAAGCGTCCCAATCGTAAGGCACAACTGGAAAGGCGCACACACAACCGCACGACCGCCCGGAAGACCACGGAACCCAACCTTAACCGACGACGGACGGCTCAAGTCCAAAGGAACATCCTGCGTGTAAGCATACGAGATAAGCTGATCGGCACTATACCGGGCAAGCGATACAACACCATTAACAGCATCACTCAGAACCTCAGCATCCGACTCAATGTTAGCACCGAACCACAAAAGCTCCTTGCCAACCATACTGTCCTTCAACGAAGACCACGAAGAACCACTCTGCGACGAAACCTTCGATACAAGCGAATTATATATCTCCTCTATAGGACGAGCCATGCAATTATAGACAATTAGTTAAACGAACTCAGCGAATACTCAAAATCATCAAGGCGACCACCGTAGGAAACACGGACAACAACGTTATCACCACTAACACGGACGTCCTCACAAGTACAACCACGCAACTGCGTGATAGTAGCAGAAATACCCGCACGCAACGTAAGCTCCTCGACAACGTGCGGCGAAACACGGGAACCTATAACAGGACTCTGCAGAAAGCGACCATACCACGTCTTCAACAGCAAGTACAAAGCCTGCTTAAGCTCGTCATAACCATAGACGAAACTCAACGTAGAAGTGTCCGACAAAACCAACGGAAAATCCATGAAGCATCGATTTATGGGATATATAATTGCACAAAACCAAAAAGCCCCCGCAGCAGCACAACAGGACCGCGAAGGCGTAGACCTGAAAACCGTAAACCCCTCAAGGAATGGCGGAGATCACCGCTGCGGCGACATTAATAGGATTCGCAATAGTAGCTAGACCATTAGACACGGCAGGCAACTGCGTAACCCCAAGCTCGTCGCACAAGTCACGGCAGTCACCAAGCAAGACCGAGGCATCATTCAAGGCGGCACCCAAAGAGTCCTTAGCACCCGAAGCAGCCTGACGAAGACCACTGCCCGCAAGCTTAATACCCGCACCTGCGGGAGAAGCCGGAGTAGGCGGAGGACCCGTCAAAGCGGTACCCGCAGCCTCCGTCGCGGTACCCGTCGCAGAACCCGTCAAAACCGTCTCCGCGGAGGATTTAACCTTAGAGAGAGAGTCGCCTAACTTCTCCCACTGCGAGGCAAGCTTATCCAACTTGCGATTAATGTAAGCCTTCCCCGCGTCCTTGATCATCTCGCGCAGCGCAGAACGACGACGCTTACCCTCCTCAGGATCGTCCGGAACACTCTCCTCCGACTTATCCAAAGACGCCGAATACTTAGCGTCGATACAAACATCAACATCCAAACCAAAAGGAACTGCCATAATCACCCCCAATTAATGCGTGAACGTCTTATCCTCCAACTCGTAGTACTCCTTGCCAAAGTAAGAAACCGTATGGGTACCACTACCAACTGCAACCAAATCCTTCAATACCGCCTGCATGAAGGACTCCAAAGACGCAATGTTAACAACGCCACGATTAGAACCATCGTGCACTACAACATTACCATCCGTGCTCCGAAAAACAAAACCACTGCTATTCTCATAAACAAACGAGGAACCTACAGTGTACGCAACACCCCATGTAGAACCATCACTACTCACACTCTCCCACAGAACGTTATAACCCGAAGCAGAAGCCGTAGCATGCGTACTCCATGAACCGTCACGGCTACGACCCAGAACCAAAGGACTGTCGTAGCCATTACTAACATCGACAAAGACAACGTCACCCTCATTCAAAGGCGCATTACCCACAACCGGAATACGCAAACTCCGATCCCAGACATTAGAACTCCGTAGCTCAACACGACCCTCACCAGACGGATCACTAGAACTACCGCCTACAACCAAAGCCTTTATCAACATCCATACAACAAATAAGGAGAACAACTCACAAACCTACAACGAAGGACAAATCAAACCAAAACGCAATCCAGCGTTATATCCTGAACAGAACCACTATAAGCAGTACGATAACCACAGCAGATGTAACCACGGCCCGAGTCCACTACGGCGTCCATATGGCGACACAAGCACCCAGCACCGATATAACCCCCGACAATCTGGACACCGCTAAACTGGACCAAGCTACCACGGAAGAAGGAACGCCAGAAACGATTACGGCTCTCCCAAACGCGACGCTCACAAACGCTGTCATTACTCATATACAGATGAAAGCCGCCAACGCCGCTCCCACCACGAAAAAGCTCACGACGAAGCGAACCAACGCCACCATCACCATCGAAGTAAAAGTCAACAACCCCCGGAACATCCGTCTGCCAACCACGGTCAAGACTAGGACTACCACCTCGGCCTAAAAAGCTAAATCTACTGCTACTAAGATCACTAGAACTCCACAATAACAGATCGTTAAAAATATAACCCCCAGAAGCGTCGTAATGCAAAGTACTACAACCACCACCGAGGCAGGCGCCCCCAAGCGTCAAGGCATCAAGCAACTTAATACCACGAAGACGTGGCAGAACCCAGCGGAAGCGCGAAAAGCTACTACCACTATGACCATTATAAAAAGGAAGACCCAGAACACTACACAACTCCGGCAACGTGTAATCACCATTAACGCAGTCGCTAACAACGTTACACTGATCCCAGAAGCTCTTAGGATAGCATACGTAGTCATACTTATCGTCCCCAGACCCCACGCACGAAATAACAACCCAGGAAACGTCGCTGTCCACAAACGTGAAAACGTCACTAGGCAAAGCAGAACGAAGCGTGAACCGTAACTCAGGGCAGTACTTCCAAACACTCTCCTCGAAACTCCAACTCGTAGGCGTAAACTCCAAGGAACCAACACGTAAGATCAGAGAACTCATAACATAGACCCCTACTGCAAACGCAAGCCCGAAACAATGTCCGGACTCAGATAACTTATACAAACACCGCTAGGAATAGAAAGCCAGTTAATACGGGGATTCAAAACACACAATATCCGACGATAATAACTAGAATCACTCCCGTACAACTCACGGCACAACCATAACAGATTGCACCCGACACTCGTCTCATATGTAAGACTCCCGTAACTCTGATAAGCCTCCTCAATAGTCATTACAAAAAGATTTTTAAACTAAAGACGACCCGTAACCGCACCATAAAGCATATCTGCGGTAGCAACTCGCAACGTCTCAAACGACAGGTTAACCTCGAGGACCTGCGGAAAACCACCGTCATAATACAACTCCGGAATACGAACACTCAAACTACGGATGAAAACATCATCAACATAAGTCCGACCGTAACCCAAAGACAAACCGCTACCCGAAGTCTGGTAATATCTTACCTGACCACCCCACGGAAAACGACTAGGACTATTGCTACCACGAGTCCGGAACGTAGGAGGCGTAACCAAAGGATAAACACTACCTACATACTTATCAACGAAGTCCGCAACACCAGAAACAGCGTCCGCAGCGCCCGACGAAAGCTTACTGAGAAAATCGTAAATATTACGTGTAGACGGAGTATTTAAGGCCGAAATCCAATCCTGAATAGAAGCGTCCAACTCCGAAGCATGAGCACGGAACCAATCCTGAACACTAATAGCAGCACCCGAATCAGGATCGGTAGTACGACGAGGGTAAGTAAGGAAAAACAACCGAAGCAAAGGGGCAAAGAAATCATGCTGCACGCTCGTCTCCAAAACCAAGTAGCACTTAACACTAAAACTCAAAGGCTCGCTACCCTGAAACTTAAACTTATGTGGATAGTCAACCTGAGGAACCAAACCCCAGCCAACCTGAAGCGCAGAACCCAAAGTCTGACCAACAATAGTAGCACCGAAGCCACTACCCGGAAGCGCACCGAAGACAGACGTCGTCTTGATAGGTGCCTCAAGACCAAGACCACCCGCAGAGTACATACCGAAGCTCCAAACACCAGCAGTGCTAGAACTACCATCGGAGTACTCACCTGCAGGATCACTACAGCTCGTAACAAAAAGCCGTATCTTATTTAAATCCCGGATCTGTTGGACACTCAATGACATCACAAAACTATTTCTAGGATATATAATTGCTTAAAACCAACACCACAACCATACGGCATACACAACCCTAAGTAAAACCCGGAACCCACAACGAAGGCCGAAACCAAACCCACACAACATACCGGAACCCGCACAACCCACAACTCACAACCCCGCATAACCCCCATAAACCACAACGAAGGCCGAGGAAAGCCCCGGCCTGTCATCGTAATAAAATAGTAAGTCCCTACATATACGTATGTGCTCGTCAAAACTTCTGATAGTTGGAACTAAGCCCCGAAACATCCTGCTTATTCACTGCCGACGAGAAGTCATTGAAAGCAACAGCACGAACCTGCTTAATAGCCGTATCCGAAACAATCGAAAAAGACTCCTGACGGGCAATAGCCTGTGTGAGCTTCTCAATGACCTCCGGACGGCGAACATCAATACGCTCATCAACACCATAACCGGAAAACTCCGAAATGTTACGGGCATACTGAACAATATCATCCCCTTCGTAAGCCGGACGGTTCGTGTAACCTCCGCCTACATACATACGGGAAATATCACCAATGGTAGTCCAAGCACCCCCAGACCGGGAAATGTCCTTCCGAGTCTGGTAGTTCAAAAGGGTACCCATAGTAGCACGAAGACTCCACTCCGGAGAAGTGAAGCGCTCGAAAACACGACCCCCAGAAGCTTGAACCGTACCCGACTTGCCTTTCCACTGTGTGCCGAAAGCCTGCAAGCCTGTCAAATTATAAGCATTCTTAGCTAAGGAGGAACCTAGAGTAATAGAATAACCCTGAGCCTGTCTATCTGCCGGAAAAGAAGATGTCTGTGCCATAGGAACTGAAATACCTAACTCCGGCATGATGGAAGCAGGATTAACCGTCGAACCCATATTCGAAGCACGCCGGAAAGTAATATGAAGATGAGCACCAGTAGTATGTGTACCCGTATTACCGGAAACGGCTACAACGTCCCCTTTGCGGACACGTGTGCCCACCGGAACAAGCGAATTGTCCTGCAGGTGGGCCATGCCTATCACTATGCCGTTATCAAGCGTAATCTGGAGCGATTTGCCGCCTGAACCGCCCTCCCAGACGCGAGTCACAACACCATCACCTAAAGACCGCAAAGGAGTGCCTCCAGCAATACGCAAATCAAGACCAGAGTGAGGTCTACTATGAAGTGAGTCAATAATACCATACTCGGTAGAAACAACACCCTTATCCTCACGGGTGTACTCCTCACCAACAAGAAGCTTATATAACTCAGAACCAACATAGCCCTGAACCTCCGAGTAAGCACGAGTGCCTCGAACAACTGCACCACCACCGGAACCGGACGCAAGCTCCGAAACCCACGTAGGAACCAAAGCCCACTCTGCCGTAAAGTCCGATTCTGAGCCATCGATCTTCAACTTGGCGGTAGATGCCCGATGAATCAATTTGAAGCCACCAAACAGGAGAAAACCCCACAAAGCAGCCTGACCTACGGACATCACAATATCCAAAAGAGCAAGACCCGCCTTAACCGACGCAGGAATAGCAGCACTCCCCGCACGACGCAGAAGCCAGCCTAGAACCCCACCGCCAGCCTCGTCGTCATCCGTAGAAGCAGAACGCTCGGCATCATCAGCAACGTCATCTATGTCATGAGACTCGATGTAGGCACGTAAGGCAGACGGGGACATGGCAGGCAACTCAGCATCCGCAACGTCCTCCGAAGACAGTTGGGCCATAGCCGCAGCCCAGACCTGCAACGTCTCAGCGGAGAGAGCCAGAAAAGCATCAACACCCGCACCCTGTATGTCAACCTCTGCCCGCGGCATTACATGGAACCTGTAGGATCGTTAGCGGTACGAATGACCGTAGTAGAGTTATTATTAACCATAGTAGCATTGCCGGAACCCTCAGAGGACGACGGAGACGAAGCCCGAGACTCACGAAGGACATCCAACTGATGGGCTAAAGTATCAACCTTGTACAGCAAAGCATCCAACTTCAAATCGGAAGCTGAAACATACTCCTCAAGCTTCGGAGCAGCAGAACTCGGCGTGGACTGTACAGACCCCGCAATACTAGGCAAGAAAGTGGAAAGCTGAAGTTCAGGCACCACCGCAGAGTCACCTCCACGAAGACGAATGTTACGCAACGCCAGAGCACGCTGGAAGTCTGCCAAAGCTCCTGCAGATGCACGGCGACCCGTAGCACCCTTCATACCCAGCTTCATTATCCCAGCATCCACATTATCGCCTGCAAAAAAACTCATAATATTGAATACAGCCGCAGTCTGATAACCTACCACACTCGGGTCACGCATAGCATCATACTGACGCTGCATATCCGCAGTGCGAAGCAAGCCGCTACCGGACGGTGCTACGTTAACCTCACCACGGGCGATCTTATCCCAAGCCTCTACAAAGGCTGGGTCTGACTCACCACCTTCGTAACCCTGAGCACTCGCAGCCATAGCACTGTCTACAGTATTAAAGTACAAATGAGAATACATGCCATCTGCACGACCCAAATAATCTGCAGGGCGACCAAGCTCGATACCGACGTTACCACTAGTAATCATCCGGTAAATCTCAGGATGCTGAGCAAGAAAAGCACGGCGCTCCTCCGGAGAAGACTTACTCAGCCAATCCATAAGCTCACCACGAGCAGCGTCGGGCGACAAACCAGACTTACCCAAGACCAACTCTGCATACATAGCAGGATTGGATGAGAAAGCAGAAGACAGCAAAGCATAAGAATTAGATCGCTGGCGCTCCGACTCTACCTGAAGCAACAACGATGTGGAGTAGCCCATCTGCTCTTGGGGAGACAAGGAATCATAGGAAGTCGTCCCAGAAGCATCCTCGATCTTACCCAAAGCAACCAACGACGGAGACGACCCCGAACCCTCAGTGAAAAGATAAGCCGCGGCTAAGCCATGCTCAACGGCCCACGCGGCAGAGACAATATTAAAAGTCTTGCGCTGAGTCTCCTTAATCTCGGACCACGCCTTAATGGAAAACAACGCCAAAGCAGCAGCACTCGCAGGACCACCAGCATACAAGGCGGATAAGCCCTTCTTCAATACAACACCTGCACCCAAAGCACCAAACCCTAACTTGGCAGCAGCAGACAAAGCTTCATCAACACCCGACGCCGCAACGGATCGATCAATATCCGATAAGCCGAGAACACGCATCGGCTGCATACCACCAACATCCCTATTGAAGCTATTGACATAACCCTGCAAATCGGAATCCATGCTCTTATAAAGCTCATACCCCGCGTTAGCAGAAGCAATAGTAGCATCACGTGTAGACTTAGTAGAAGACATGACCAAATTGAATACATCACCAAGACGATTCCAGATGGCGTCTATCTTATCACCCCACTCCTCCCACTTATCCGGATTGAGAAGAACATCATTCAACCACTGCTGAACCTTCTGGTTGCTGAAAAGACCATACAGAACGCCAACCGTCCCCGCAATGCCGCCCAGCAACTTCAAAGTGGACCACCAATCACCACGGCCACTCTTAGACGGCTTTGCCTGTCTAGGCTCAAGGCGCGCTGGCGCACCCTTCGTAGGCTTGCCCAAAGAAGCAAGGATCGCATCCGACGTAGTCTGAATAGTAGCCACCGACTGATCGAACTTCTCCTCACGCTCAGCCTCGTCCAAAGAATCAATAAGATGATCATCAGACGTGGAACGAAGGCGATCCCACGTGCCACCCGAAGTCAAGCTGCTACCAAGCTCAAAAGCACTCGACTGTAAAGCAGCACTCATGCCGGACCGACCCGGACCACCGCCCGAACGGGTAGCCCACGAAAGCATAGCATCAAGCTGGCGGGGAGACAAGCCCCCAAGCGTAGAACCTAACCCCGCGGCGGCAACACGCTCCGAAACACGCAGAAGACCAACACGCTCACTAGAGGAAATGCGCGGAAACGATGCAGCACCCGAACCCCGGCGTGCTAAATCCGAAATACGGGACTCCTGTGTAAGCAACGAATCAACGGGCTTCCCCGACATGACGTTAGAACGGATGCTATCAAGCAAAGCTAAGCGGGCTGACTTCTCGGAAGACGAAGCAGACGAAGACTCAATCGTCTTCATCTTATCATCCAGCGAAGCCAGCAACTTCAAGGAATCCTCCAGAAGCTCCTTGTTAGCAAGAAGGTCCTTGCGGCTAAGATTGACCTTGTCAATCTTCTCCAAATACTCATCCAGCGCGGCATTCAGGCCGCTAATTTTAAACTTCTCGTCCGACGCCATATAACAATACCACTACCTAGCCTGAGCACGCGCATTCGCCTCAAACTGCGCAAGCATAGGCATAGAAAGCTCCAAGAAAGACTTGAAGTCAACCATATGTGAAATCTGAGAGAAACGGTTGACAAGACGGGCAGAGTCTAACATCTTAACCGTATCCCCAAAAGGAACCAAAACCTTAACATCACGACCGCACTCATGGCACTTACCCATTACACTAGGTCGAACACCATGAAACACAACCTGCGTAAACAGTAACGCCGAGAAATATACCGCCAACGGATACTGACTAATAACATCAATACCTTTAGCAATAGCCTCATTATCGCTACAATCCTGACCAAGCGTAGCAGCCATGAAAGCCTGCTCATAACGAAGACTGTAATGATCGTAGTCGGCTAAAGCGTACTCGACCAAGCGCTCCTCGTCCGAAGCACGGAGAATACGGTAAGTATACTCCGTACCCAAATCATCCCAAGTCTTCTTAACCTCCGACGGCGTCTTAGGAGCAAGCTCAATAACCTCCTGCTGCGTAATGTCATAAACAACAGAGCTGACAACGTCCTTCCCACCATCCTTACATACAGGACAAACAAAGTCCGTAGTGATCTGATTCATACAAACACCCGACGCAGCGATCATAAACAAATAATCGCGGTCGCAAATGGTCATACGCTCAAGGTCCTCCGGGTGTGCCAGAAGCATACGAACAAACTCCTGACGAATCTGCTCCTCCGTGTAATCCGTAGAAGCAAGCTGGGAAAGATGACCGACAAGCGGCGTGTTTAAAACAGTCTGCGTGAGACCAAAGATACCATTAGACGGAAGCTGAACTATCATATGAAAGGTGATTATATACAATTAATAACTCGCACATATTGACGCTTCGTCGAAGCCGCAACCGACCTCTCCACATCCGTTAAACCCACCCACCGTGGGCGATAATGTCGCTAAACCCATACGCTTAATGTTGAGCGCAGCGTTAACATCTCTGTCGTGTTGTGTACCGCAACCCGGACACATCCATGAACGATCTGAAAGTGTTAACGTAGAATTGTGAAAACCACAACAACTACAAGTCTTTGTACTCGGCGCCCAACGATCTATGAAAATAAGATTGTGACCAAGCCACTTCGACTTATACTCTAACACTCTGCGAAGCTCGCCCCAACAAATGTTCTGAATGGATTTAGCTAACTTATGATTCTTAACCATGCCGACAATATTAAGGTCTTCCATTACTAGCGTTTGGCTTTCACGCAGTAACGTCTTGGCAACATGGTAAATATAATTTTTAATTAAATTGCGTTTCTTAATATAGAGTTTGTTAATCTTCAGCCGGATGTGTGCACGGCGCTTAGACCCTTTTGTCTTTCTAGCTTCGTGCTTCTGCAAGCGTGCTATACGACGGTCGATAGTAGCGTAGAAACGTGGATTAGGTATCTTGTGTCCGTCCGACGTGACGATAAAGTCTTTAAGTCCTAAGTCGATACCGACCGTAGTACTGGCATCGACAGGTTGCGGTTCCGGAATCTCCGTAGTAGTCTCCACCAAACATGAAGCGTAGTACTTACCATCGCTGTCTTGCGTAACCACAATGTGTCGTAAAGTACCAACGAACTCCCGATCTTTCTTGTACTTGACTAAACCTAATTTAGAAAACTTGAGCCGCGCTTGCTCTTGAAGCACATCACAGAACGGATACGGGAATTTGCAAGATTTGCGGCTGCGATGCTTCGTCTTGAACTTCGGATAGCCTTTGTCGGACTTAAAGAAGTTCTGGTAAGCTCTATCCATGTTGTAGACGGCTTGCGGCAAGCATACATGCGGCACGTCGCGCAGCCACGGGAATTCATCTTTAAGTGGCTTTAATCTCTTGATGAGGTCAAACTTACTAAGCTTCGTCTTGTCGGTCTCGTATGCCGTCTTTTTAATGTCGAGCGTTTTATTATACACGAAGCGGCAGCACCCAAACGTCGACTGAAGCAAGGCTTGTTGTGCCTTGTTCGGATAAATGCGATATTTGAATACTTTATGCATGGCAGCAAGTTACAATTATTTTACGTTTATTGCAAACAGTTGTGTAAAATTGTATGTAATCGCCTTACCAAAATTAATTTGAAGACGTGACATGGAAAGAACGAAGGTGCTCGGCCTTCGAAATAGCCTTACCCAAGAACGTACCGTCCTGCCAAACAACGAAACGGTAACCTATTTGCTGTGACCAAGTCATAGGAGCAACCGCAGACGGATTCACAGCAGGCGTAGGCGTCCCAAAAACGCAGCCCTCGAACCTGCAAAGCTCAATCGGGGTATCCTCCATAGAGCTGCCACCCGCACTCGGACGGTAAAGAGCGTAAAGGATAATCGTAGGACGAACATAAGTGCTACCCGTACCCCCTAAAGAATTGATAATACTCTCGTTGGTAGCCTGCTCACCTACAGGACGACTCGTAATGGGGGAAGTAAAGTACTCCGAAGACGGCAAGCGCAAAGCCCCGTTAGGTGCAAACTGATCATTGTACAAAAACAAAGACGGGAAACTAGCGCGAGTATAATCCGGGTCGCCGGAAACATAGAAATTGATAGTCAAGTAATCCTGCGAAATAGACGGCATGGAAACACCCAAGACCGAGCTATGTGGTGACCATGACAACGTAGCACTCGGACCACTCAAACTCGTCAAAAGGAAATCCGTGGAATGCCACTGCAAGGAGCTATCACTACCGTCCACAAACGTAAGACGAAAGTCACCCTGCAAAAGCGGAGCAATGACATGACGAGTACCGGAGGAACCTCCCGAAGCCGAAAGACTCATGAACTCACGACGCGAAGCAACAGCACGCTGAACCAAAGTACTTAAACGACCCATAACTCTACCCCACGTTAGTCAATTTCGTAATGTACGTATAGTGAACCTTCACCGACCACAAAACAGGATCACCCGCAGAACCCGCAACGGAAAACTGAACCGGATCGATATCGGTAATAAAAGCATCGCACAAGGTACAAGCCGTAAGCAACGTAGATGCAGCAGCAGATGCTACATTCAAAAGGTTACTAAAGAACGAAGCACCGCTCCCTATGTTGAGAACATTGGAGACATCCCCCATAATAAGATGAATATTATGAAGACGCTGCTCGTAGTAAGCTCGCTCAATCTCGTAACGAACCGCCGTGAACCTACTATCCGGAACCTCGAAAGACCAGTCCCCCGGCTGAAAAACCTGTGTCGGAAGCTGAACAGAAACACCGCGAACCGGAACCTCAACCTTAGCATACTGCTCAGTAGGAAAAGTCAACGACTGAACAAGAAACATAGACTGAGGTAAATTAGGCCACACCATCGTAATATCCCGCTTCGTCAAAGGAGCAGGAATCGCAGCAGTGAAAGCAGAAATCTTAATACTCATCGTAACACCAATCTGAAAAAAAGGAAGCTGTGAGGTGGGACACTACAACCCACGCCCACAGCCTCCTAGAAGTGGATAAATATACCCGGAACTACAACCCACGAAGGTTCTTATTCTCAAGCCACTGGTAAATGAACTGATACTGCCACTGCCAGTTGGTCTCCGGGGTAGCCTGATTAAGCTGAACGTCACCACGGCCCGCAAGCCACGCACCATGCAAAATGACCTCGAAAGACTCGTTACTATTGAGGTCCCGGGCAATGACACCAATGTCACGCCACTGCGTAGGATCAACCGTCAAACCACCCGTAAGCTGATTCCAAATCTCAGAACGGATGCCATCCAGAATGGAACTGATAGTACCGTCGTCCGTCTCCGGAACAACAAACTGCCACGTGCCCGAATTCTGAGCAACCGTAGGATAGCGAATCTCCTCGCCCGCAACGTACAACCGCGTCTGACGGAGAGAGTCCGACGGAAACGACGTGCTCTGAACCGTGATGCTGTAATCCTCAAAACCCGGAATGGACAACGCGAAGTTGTGAATATTCATCGGGTTCGTGATGATACCCGTGAAAGTCTGTATTTTACGTGTCATAGGACAAGCAAGAAATTTAATTAATTAACCATCGAAACAGACGAACTAACACTACCATCACGGACGATGATGTTAATATTAACACCCTGCGTCAACTTCAAGAAGTAGCAGACAATATTAATATTCAAGTACTCACCACCGTTCGTCAGATCATCGCTGTTCAAAGAATCACCGATATCAACATACGACTCGGCCTTAAGCTCATTGCGAGAAATGAACCAGCTAAGCATCGTATTCATGCGACCTTCGAGGTCAATACGCGAAGCCTTGTTAGCGGCAACGTCCGTATGGATAACTTGCTCAATGATGTCGTAGCTATTACTAAGCAAGAACTCGATGACACGCATAACGTTCGCCTGAGCAAAGTAGGAAGTGCCGACTCCGTAGAGACCCTTCACGTCAAAGATGAAGTTACCCGTAGCAGTGCTATAAACAGAACCAATACCGTCCTCCTTATGCATCTCAACGACATTCTCAAAGCTCATAGTCCGAACAAGCGTCGACGGGTAAGTACCATAAGCCTTGTAAGACGGAAGCTGGTTCCGATTGCGAGTAGAAGCAGCAACAGCACTAATACGTCCACACCACCCTGCAGTACAGTCAAGGTTATAAACCTTAACGCCCATCGTAGTACGAAGCGTATAGCGCTCCCAACCAACGATGCCGAACGAGTGCATGTTCAGACCCGCATTAGCAATAGCGTCGAACCAAGTGTGAGCATTCGTACGGGTAGTAGTCTCCCAATTAACTTCGTTAGGATTGATCCACGCAGACGAACTAACCGTCGTAGGGAAGCCAAGCAAGGCGCAGCAGTCCTGACGAAGCTCGGCGATCTCAGACATCTTAGTCATGACTGCACCCGGACCCGCAGAGGAATCAAAAACAGGATCGCTATTGCCTTCCAGATAAGCATCCCAAAGGTAACTATTAACCAACTCCGTAGACGACGAAATGTCACGATCCTTGAAAAGCTCGTAGGCTGCGACGAAGTCATCTGCCACGTAAGCCGGAACTGTAGAAGAAGGAGAAATAATGCCCGGAATCTCCGCATCTGCAACTTTGTAGACGAACGGCGCATTCGTCAAAGCAACGCTAACAGACTTACCCGCAGCCCACGCAACGTCCGAAACAAAGTACGTCGAGTCATTCGTAATGACATCAGCGTAATTATACGAAACACCGTTGTAGGTCAAGTCCACAAGCGAGAAAGTCAAGGTCTCAAGGATATTGGTGAAAGACGGCTGCGCCGTAGCACCCGAAGCCTTCGTACTCTTACCACGAGCCGAAGCACCTGCAGTAGTGTAAGTCTGACCCGAATAAGCTGCAAGCTCCAGACTATACATCTGGGTGCCCAAGAACGTCTTAGGCGACGCCGACAAAGTAATCTGGGCTGGGAAGCCCCCCGGATAACGAAGACGGAACAAAGCCTGAACCGTAGGTTTAGGATCGCCCTCAAACGAAGTCTCGATAGCCGTAGCTACAGCCGAGAAGTCAATAGCCGAAGAATCGGTACTATAAGGATACGAATAAGTACCTACCGTACCAGCACTCGTAATATACACGAACAGCCAATTCTCTTTACTGCCCAAGCGGACAACCTCGATGTAAGACTGATTCTTCTCGAAAGCACGAAGCGCCGTGGCAAGCGTGCCATTCAAACGACCCAAACCCTGAGGATTGAAAATAGAACGGAAAGTGGTACTATTGCAAACAACAGGTGTCCCACAAGGACCCCAGTTAGCATCCATAACCATACCCATCACGTCATCAGTACTCGAAGCCTCGACGTAGTTGGTTTCATCGGTGTATTGCACTGAAATTAAGGGATTTGCGCTCTTTCCCATGATTGTAAACCAGTTATTTATTTATGGGATATATAATTGCATGAGTATCTTTATGTACATAATGCCAACGGAAACCACCCGACGTAATATGCTCCCCTCTACAGCATCCACGAATACCATAGACAAGACCAGAAGTCGCCTTAGCGGCAGCAACTGCAGACGGATAAACATGCAGCAACTCGCCCTCCAAACTGAACTGACCCACATAACGATCTGAACGCTTGATGGCTGGCGGTGCAGGATTCTTGAAAACCCACTTGAACCCATAAGCCGTCTTTAAAGTGCCGCGACAACACTGACTAATAGGGCCATAACAAACTCCCAGCGCAGCACTTGCCTCAACAGCGCTATCAAACTCCGCCAGCAACTCACCCGACAATGAATACTGTAGCACAGCCTTACGATTAGCAGCATGCAACTTAGCAACATGAGAAGGATCAAGTCTGCGCCCCTTGTGGATAGCTGATAAAATAAGCCCAGTACCTGCATGATGTGGAACCCCACGCAAAGCTAAAGACATAGCACGCCTAGCAGCCTCTGAATGCTTTCTGCCCTTATGAGCAGCCGACAGCTTCCGGCGTGTCTCCTCCGAAGCCTTGCGGCCCTTAGCCGCACGAGAGATTTTCTCCTTCGTCTCCTCTGAAAGTGGGCGACCCTTGTATAAGGCCGAAAGACGCGCTTTAATCTCCGGGCGGCACTTGTAACCAAGACGACCCTCGCCGCCTCGTGTGAGGTTATAGCCGTGCTCCGGGTTATTAGAGTCATAACGCCAAATAAAGTAAACCTCCAGCGCATTAAGCCAAACCATAAGGTCGGACCGCGAAGGGCTAAGAACCTCCGCCAAAACCATGTAACCCCACGTCTCCGGCGGATAGCGCTTCCGGGCGTCACGGATAAGATAACCACCGTAGTCGCGCTTGATATTTAACCAATGCTCCTGACGCTTGGTCTCATTCGTAGGCAAGCCGACGTAGTACTTAACCGACGGCGAAGTCCGCAGATAGATAATACCCCGATACATATAAGGATAATACGTATACAATCACAACAAAAGAAGCGGTAACCTAAGTCACCGCTTCATCTATGAAAAAAAAAATTATCAAGGTCCACTGGACCAAACCCCAGTCTCAAGCAAGAATGGGTAGAAATTAACGAATGTGTAGTAAGCACATTCGCGGAAGTCATCTGCATGAAGCATGAACCAGATGCAACATGCATAGAGGTAGAAACAACAACCGAATTCCGCGATGGACGGACTATTCGGAGAACAAAATGACGGATGAAATAGGTATTTGACAACTACACCAACACCGTATTAAATCCGCACAATGTATACGTAGAGACAACCCCAGCAAAAGCTACGCCTTCGAGATAGTACCCTCAACCGCAGGCGGCTCGTCGGGGATAACCCCGCCAATGGGAAGCGGACCCTCTGCAATGAGATACTTCTCCGCCATAACACCGTTAGGAACAAGCCAAAGACGGTAGCCGGCCCAACGATGGGCTTCATCATAATCTTCAAGAATCAAACTCGAACGCCAGCGCATATGAAGCACGCGCCGGGCACCCTTCCGGTCCAAGTTGTCACGCTCGCTCTCAACACGGAACCGAAGTAACCTCATGCCTACGTCTAGATGCCAGTCATCGTCCGGATGGAGAATATGAGCGTAGGAGTCATAAGACCACCGCTGACGAACAGTATTAGCAACACGCCAGATGTCCTCCTGCTTCTCGACGACAAGCTTAGCGTCGTAAATCTGCTCGAAAGGAAAAGCCCGCATGTGCTCCAAAGTGCCGTCAGCAGTAGTGCAGTACGAGTCGTAAGCCTTCGGCAACGTGAGATCAGCATCCTCACGGCTGTAAACCAACGACGGATACTTAAGATGATCGTCCAACGCCAAAAGCTTATCTATGTCGGAAGCGTAAATGGCTTCACGCAACGGAGGATACGCTGCATGAAACCATTCCAAAACCGCCTTCTCGTACTGAAGCAAAAACATGCTACTTCGATGCTAACTTTTTAATCCCATAAACATAGTCCTCTACGTTCAAAGACTTACTGAGAAGATCCTCAACCCCAGACAAGAACGCAGCCAAAGCGTACACACTGTTCAAAGACGAAGCGTCGAACGATACCTCAATGGGGTCTTCATATACATCCGAAAGGTCTTCGTATGCGTAAACCGTGACCGTAGAATCATCGAAGCCAAGATAAACCTCATCCCCGTCAACCGACTTAAAAAAACCCTCAAGGCGATCCGGCTCCGAAGACGCAACCTCGAACGTCGGAACCATAGACAAAATAGATGCCGCAGCAGCAGGAAGGCTGAACGTACCCGTAGAGTCCGTAACCTCCTCCTTAACCTCGGCGTTCAGATCAACCATAGACGGAATATCCTCCGCACCGCCCTTGTGGTGAAGATGATAATCGGCAAGACCTTTCGAAATGCGCTTGCCTGTAGCAACCTTATCGTTTACCGATGCCGAATTCTCGGAATCGCAAACATGTGAATAAAAAGCCCCCATAATATAAAAAAAAATTATACTCCAGATGTGTAAATGAAAACCTCCGCCTTCATCTCCTCGTAGCGATCACGACACTTATCCGAAAAGGATGCTAAAGCATCAAGATTGACCGAGCCATTATCTGCGTCCAGAACAACAGACCGCAAGATGGTAAGTTCCTTCTCTGCCATCTGCCAAAGAACATACATCTTAGCGTAGATAAGGCGATCCCCCGCCAAAGTATCCAAGTCCGAAAGACGCAAATAACGACGGTAGGTGAGAACCGCAGGAACGTAACGAATCAAAGCCCTATGTGAAGCAGCATCAAAATCAACACGAACACTACGGTTACCCTGAAACTGAAAGTCGATCTTAGCATTCACAACAGCGAAAGCATCCTCCGGGAGCGACGTGGATTGAGACGAGCAATGAACATACTCCGTGATGTACAAGTCCGAACGAAGCTCGTCAACACACGACGAAATAAGATCATCCAAACTGCTAACCGCAAACGACGAAACACCATCACCCTCCCAGATCGAAACACTCCGAGGAATAGGATACGTCGCAAATAACTTATCTTTAAAACTCAAGGACGCCATAGAACTCACCCATTAACGTACATATGCTGGCACGAAGCGCAGAAAAACAACCGACCACTACAATCCCGAATAGCAGAATAGCCCTCCGGCGCCGAAGGCGTAGAAGACGGAACAGGACGCCCGCCGAACACAAAGTCCGAAACAACACCCCTAGCATCCTTCACATAGAACCGCTTAATGCCACGAGGAACAATAACCGTAGACACAGCCTCGAACGGAAACCATGACTTCTTGTCCCAAGACATACTAATCGGAGAACCCCCGTAAATAACACGCATAACTGAAGGTGCACCGTAGGCATCCTGAAGGAAGACGCTCTTCATCGCCTGATGGAAAGAAACCCCATACACGCAAAGCGTATCATGATCATCTCGGCGCTCCGGATAAACAAGGCATTCCAAGATGCCTTGAGAATTGCGATTTACAGGCTTAACCGCAGAGACCGAATAAACCATGCCGTCAATCAGAAAACGATCATCAAGCATCGGCAAACGCGGAAGCCCCAAGCATGTCATATTAACAACCCACGGAATGAGATCACCGTCCTCGACCAAAGCATCATCACCGAAAGACTCCTGAACATAAAACATGTCCGGATTCTTCTTCACAATAACCTGCTTGAAAATACGAGCAACCTCAAAAGAAGTGCCATCCTGATAAATGTCAAACTCCGTCTTATTGACCATAAAGAAACAGTCAGAACGAAGCGGATGACGAGATATGCGAATATCCGCCATCCGCGCAGCAAAAAGCGTAAGCGCGTTCAGCCTTATATCAGGTGACTCCGACATAGAAAACTAGGCGTTACGCAGAATGTCATTAACAGAAGACAAAGCCTCCGAATAAACACCGTTGATCTGAACAGCAGCAGCAACCGCAGACATAGCGTCGTCGAACACTGTATTCAGAACAATAGCATGGACCGACGAAGGAATATCCGAGCCGACAATATCCATACGGACATCCTGACTGTCGGCATCCTTGGAAATCTCAAAATACGCCTGCGAAAGCTTACCTTTCAAAACAGCAGCATCACCCTCACCACTGATAACCCAAGCATCCGACTTAGGCGCCGTTGCCTCAAGCTCCTCCTGAAACGTAGCAAAGTCTGCAGACAAAACACTATACAAATCCATAACCACCAAATTTTATTTGTGAGATATATAATTGCACGCGCGCACTAGGAGGCCCACAAACCAATAAAGGTAACCCAAGACCGCAAAAAGAACCGCACAGGCAAGCCAAAACCCTAGAAGATATAGAACAACCCCAATGAGAAACTCAAAGACATCCAGAACGACCATAAGGTACCAAATTTTGAATTGTGTGTTAGTCCATCAACCGCAAAAAGCGGCAAATCTTATGAGGTAGCTTCAACCGAAGCTTCTCACACAGCAAAACCCAACGCAAATGGAACGGGTGAGACATATAGAAAAAGGCAATACCCGCCTCATAACAAAAGCCATAGAACAGTCCGTGATTATACGGAGGTAACTCAACCTGATTGCCATTATCTAGAAAGCGAACGACGAAGCTACAACTGCGGAAGCCAACAACCTCTGCATCATAACCTCGACCAGCCCAGTATACATAAACCCTATCACCACGCTTAACCCTCCGATGGCGACCAAGACGGAATCCCATAACTACATCAACTTAGAAGCATAAAGAGAATGCAACGCATGCAAACAACGTAACCGAGAAGTAGTATCATGAAGTGGCCACCAGTACAATGAATGCGAACCGCCAGAATGATACTCACTAAACTCAGGAATTAAGTCGAAAACAGAACACGAGAACGGTAAAATGTGATTATTAAATAAAATATTCGATAAACGATAACCAAGCTTAGCAGAAGCACGCTTAGCTAGCGTCTCCGGAGACCACACATGACCCCGCATAGCCAACGAAGTCTTTACACAAGCAGACAAAGGACGCTTCCGGCCTCGCAACTTAGACGAAATCATAGCACGAGCCTCCGGAGAAATAACCTTACCCTTATTACCATCACCTATCTTACGTAATGTCTCCTCCGAATGACGATACCCACCACGACTATTACCACCAAGCTTCGCATTATAACCATATCGTTTATCTGCAGTACGATAAGCCCAGATATAGTAGACTTCCAATGCATCTAACCAAATACGCAACTCAGCACGATTCCGAGCACTGACCGTACATACTACCACATTGCGCCACAACGACGGAGGATACTTGCGGCGCGCTGCCTCGATAGCCGCACCACCATAACGCTTATTTAAATTACCAAACTCCCAATCGCGGCCCGCCTCGTCAATAGTCTGACCAACATACCCTTTATTACTAGGACTAATACGTAAATAAATAATCCCCGAAAACATAACCCAAAAAAGGAAAATCCCCCCCGCCAGAACCACGCTCTCGACTTCGTGACCCCAACGGAGGATTCCAAACCTACAAACGTACAGCCTAAAGTCGAGAGAAGCTATACTAACACTGCAAATATACGTAAGAATATTGACAAAAACAAAAGTCCGGGCGGAAAAACCACCCGGACCGAAAAACACACCGTCTAAAAAACTAAGCCCCGTAGTTAACCGTAAGGCGAACCACCGCCGTCTTCTTATGGAAACAATACGCTTCCATGCTAACCATCGACTGACGGACCGTAACCCCAAGTGCCACAGTATCAGTCGGAACGATAGGCAAAAAGATGCCAAGATACATGGCAGCATCGTAAAATTCACTGCCCCGGTAGGTCATGAATGCCTCGTTGTCGGCGCGGTAGGGATCGTAGTACACTTTGAAAGTTCCAAAGGTACCGATCTCACGAGGTGACGAGAAGCCGCTCGGTGTAGCAACAGGCTTAAACCACGTGGTGGGCAGCGACTCAAGGAACGACTTCAGGTTCTTGCCGACGACAAGACGGTTACCCTCGATACGGCCCGTAGCGATCTCGATCTGCGTAGCGTACTGCTTGAGCTGACGCATGAGGTCAGCAGCCTGTACGTCCAGCGAGAAGTTGTTGGACATGTTGAGGGTAATGGTACCGGGAGCACCTGCAGCGTAAGTCCACATGGTATCAAGGATGTAACGAACCTGATACTGGTACAGAAGATCAAGGACGCGCTTGGTGTTCTCAACGCGAATGTCGGTGTTGAACTGCGACTTCTTCAGAGCCTCGGCGAAGATAGTCCACTCCATGCCAATAGCACGAGGAATAGCGCGCATCTCAACACGCTCAACCTGCTCCTTAACCTTCGGAATGTTCTCCTGAATAGCGTAGTCGAGGTTCCAAACGTAGTTCACGTTCAGACAAACACCTGTCGTAGCCTGAATGTTGTTGATGTCAGCAGAAGCCAGCATGATGGCACCCGACTCAACGACCATGTACGAGCCATTCGAAACACCGGGGTTAGCACTGTTGACCAGCATAACCTTGCCGTTCTGAACGGTCGTAGCAATCAGGGTAGCAACGATAGCGTTGTCCTTGTAAACATTGATGAGGAACTTCTCCAGATAATCACCACTGGTGTTCAGAGCGTAGTAAGCCGTCATGGCTACAAGCTCGTTCGTGGTGGCGTCGTACTCAAGCTGCTCCTCCGGAATGGTCTCACCCATGATCTCACCCGTAGGATAGTAGCCGTTGATCTGACGCATACCCGTAGCGGTCTCAACAACCTGACCCGTAATCGTGGGAGCCTTGTTGGTGCCAGTAACCAGCTTCGAGAAGAACAGGTAAGCCAAATCCTGATTCATGTCCTGAACCGAGATCAGGTCCTTCAGCGGGAAGTCGGGATACCAAGCGGCAACGATGGGGAAGACCTCCGGAATGTAAGGTCCGAAGTCCGACATCATGTTAACCTGCTGACCGCGAGTAGCGGGAGCATCAATAGAATCCTGAATGGCACGGCTGAAGTTGTTCAGAATACCAGCCTGAATACCACGCTCCTTAAGCGTAGTCAGATTGCCAAGCTTCTCCGACTTCAGCATGGCTTTTGCAGTGCGCTTGTCGGCACGAGCAGCGGCGATACTATCAGTAACGCGGCGTGCGTCCAAAGATAAATAATCAGTCATAAAACTTTTAATAACTTAAAATGAAATAATCAAAACCTACTGGAAACTAAGACCGCTGACAACTGCGCTCAAGAGCAGAACATAAATCCTGAAGCGCGGAAATGGCGCGGCGCGTCTCCAATAACAAACGGTCGGGATTATAAGCATCGTCTACAGAGTCTCGTAACTGATACATCTGCACAGCCTCCTTGAAAATCGGCGAAGCCAGCAAGGAATCCGATACGCGTTCCAACCTAATATCTCCGAAGTTAGGCGACTTGACCAAGTCCCAAGTAATAACCGTGAAAGTATCAGGGTCCAAATACTCAGAAATCGAGTCCATCAAATAGTCACCAAGACCGCGAGTGCTGCAACCCGGACGAAAACCTACATCAACCAAAGCCTTAATAGCGTTGCCATCCGGATTGTTAAGCAACCCACAATCAATCCACGGGTCATGCGAAGACTCATCAACCCATGCACGCATCACAACATGCGATGCCTTATCCAAAGGCGTCCGCATGTAATCCGAGTCATCCGTAGGATGCTCGATCATGCCAAGCATATCCCGCTCCTCAATGCGCTGCTGAAGCGCAGGATCATTAATCACCTTATCCCAGAAACCAGAGCGATAACGGTAGCCCTTCTGGCTCTGAACATCCGTATGCGACGCAGCACCACGAATAATAGGAATCCGGGTACCATCTGCCGCCTCCGTAGAGTCTACAACCTTAAACTGACTCTTGTATGTTGCAAAGACCTTGTTAAACATCATCTCCGAATTTATGGGATATATAATTGCTTAGTGCCCGTTACGCTTTAGGAGCAGCAGCCCAAGTCAGGTAAACAATCTGGTTGATACCCTCAGGAGTAATCGAACCCGTGATGTCTACATAACCATCGGCCTTAGCCGTGAACGAAACAGCCTCACCCGACGGCAACACAGCAACCGCAACGCCGTTAGCATCCGGATTGTAAGTATTGCTGTTGATAGTGATAGTGTAAGCCGGAGCGTAAGCACCAACCGAACCCTTGAACGAAACAGCCGTCATGGGGTCTTCGAACTCCAGACCTGCCTTTGCAGCCAGAACCTGAATGTTGAACTTAACAGCGTCCAACTGTGCAACCGGAGAGGTGAACCGTGCACGATCCATCCTCAGTAATTTAGCATCTGCCATATGTACAAAAATTTAGAAAAGTAAGTTTTAAACCAAAAGAACTACTCCGTCTTAGCGGCCTGATAAACCTCAGCAGAAGCCGTAGCCGTCTTGCCGTGGCTCTGAACAGAAACCGAAGCCGTAGTAATAAGAGTGCGAGAAGCGGACTCCGTAGCCTCTGCTGTAACAGTACCCGTGCTCGGATCGACATTCGTGCCGCTATACACCGGAGAACCCTCCACCTCGAAAACATCCGACTCCGACGCACCCGAAGTGTAGGAGACAGACTGAGTACCCGTCAAAGCATTAGGACTAGCACTACCACCCTCAGCAGGAATGTCAGGGTAAGACAGAGAAACCGTAGCGTCACCATACGTGGCAACATTGGCAGCCTGCGAAACAGGCATCTCCAGCGTGCCAGACTTGGAATTCAAGCTAACCGTAGCTGTAACAGTACCAGAGATAGCGTCACCTGCAACAGAACCACGATCAGTACCCGAAACCTCACCCGTCGAAGCACTAGCCAAAGTCAGACCCTCAACAGTAGGCATACTGTAGGTAACATCACCGCCCGTGGTAATGGCCTCAGACGAACCAGAACTGTAAGTAGCAGTCTGAGTGTAAGAAAGACCCGACGGCGTCGAACTGCCACCGCCTGCAGGAATCTCAGCGTAGGTGCCACCAGAAACAACAGGTGCACTATACTCTACAGTATTAGCAGCACGGTTAATCTCGGCAGAAGCAGAGCCGCTCTTGCCGTTCAGTGAAACAGTACAGGTAGCCGTGGTAATCAGGGTAACACCCGAAACAGTAGTACCAGCACTCGGAACGTCAACAGACCCCGATGTAGTATCTACAGCATCACCGGAGAAGGAAACAGAACCACCCGAAGTGATGGTCTCAGTCTTACCAGACTTATAAGAAGCAATCTGAGAATAAGAAACAGTAGGAGTAACTGTACCGCCGGAAGCAGCAACAGGAGTACCTGCGTAACTCAGGACAACGGCAACGTCACTATACGACTCGATAGCATCGGCCTCCAGCGTAACAGTAACAGTCTCATCCTTGGAAATAGACTGAATGTTGCCCGACTGAGGAATGTAACCGTCCTTAGATACAGACCACGAAACATTCGACCCGGCAGCCACCTCCAACTCCGAAACAGACTGGCCGTTGATCTTAACCGTAGCATCCGACGGAGTAGCTGACACCATGACAGTAAACTTACCATCAAGACTCGCGTCTACAAACCGAGGAAGCAGAACCTGAGCATTGACATCCGAAACATACAAAGTGCCCGTAATATCCTCGAAACCATCCGCCGAAATAGTATACTCTACATCCGAATCACGATCAACAAGGATGGTAGCAACACCCGCTTTCGACTCAGCATAAACAGCATCAACCGTAACCTTGAACTCGTTACCATCGCCAAGAGCACGGACGAAAGAAACAGTCGAGACCGGAGTAGCATACTCAACACCAAGCTCCGAAGCTATAACAGAAATGTTGTAAGACAGTACGTCAAGCTCCGCAACCGGAGACGTGTTGAACTCACGAACCATAGGAATCAACTTTGCCATATATCCTAAAACAATTTTAATTTTAAGGATATATAATTGCACAAACAAAAACCCCGGACATTGCAGGACTGACGTCATGCAACACCCGAGGCAAAACGAAGAACCAAACCTCCTTATAGGAAACTAAATACTAAATGTGCAGATGAAAACTAAGATGCACTTCTAAGAAAGTAACCACAACACATAGTACCCCGATCAAGGGCACTAAGAACCGATGACACTCTGCAACCTAAAAACCTAGACGCAAGTTTACAAGAAGGAAATGATCTAAATAAAGACCCATCTGAATTATATACATTCACAGGCTTAGAACTACCAGCAGAATGCCGAGTACGAACAGAAAGAACACGAGCCATAATCTCAGAATCGGACTCATCAGAAAAAGCCCAAATAAATCCGCCAGACTGAACCATCCCGCGTGATTTAGTAAGACAATGCCATATCGATCCAGAATTAACACCCACAGCCAAAGAAGCCTTAGATATATTTAAAAAAGAAGCAACAAACACCCCATCTAAAGTATATTGACTAATAGGGCGTACAACCCGAGGCGAAGCTTTAGAATCCGGTAAAATATCTAATGGAATAGATAAGTCATCCCGTCGCCACTGGAAACCTCCTGCAGTCTTTGATAACCCTCTACAACACATAGAAATACAACCTATGCCGACCCCACTCACACGAGATGCAATACCTATACTTGAATAAGAGCAAATAAACACACCCTTAACATCATACTTACTGACAGCAACAGGCGTATTACTCTCTATAACATGAATATCATCGGCAGATAAGGGCTTGGCATACTCACCAGCCCAACGCCATAAAGACCCATTATGGGCTTTACGCGCACCGCGACAACAACGACAAATAGAAGAATGATGAGACCCAGTAGCCTTAGCGGCTGTCACTGCACTATCAAATTCTGCAACTAACTCACCTGCATAACTAAACTGCCACACAGCCTTAGCGCGCAGCTTACCCAACGCCTGCCTATCAGCAACAGAAGCCGAAGCCCATGAAAAACCAACACCGCCTGACAAAACATTATAACCAAAAGCAGGGTTAGAAGATCGAAACTCCTTAATAAAATAAGACTCCAATCTACTCAACTCCAGCAACAGCGCATCCAGAGAGTCCAACGAAACTCGACTCAAGACCCGATACTCCCACAACTCAGGGGGATATTTACGCCTAGCCGCAGCAATGCGAAACCCAGCATAGTCACCCGCACGAAACCAACAACTACGTCGCTGACGCTCATTAATAGTTACACCCACGTATACCTTATCCTCAGGGGAAATGTACAAATAAACAACACCACTATACATAAAGAAAAGCCTGCACTAAGAAGCCCTCTACCTCTTCTAAGTGCAGACAAAAACCTCGAAGTACATCGAAGTAAAGCATAAACGTATGCACAACGGTAGAGGACAAGTGCATGAAATAAATAGTTATCTTTTGACAAATATAGATAGAAAATAGCAAAAAATCAAATAAACAAGTATATTTGTGACAAATAAAAGTATAAGCAAAATGCCAAGCAGTAACAAACCAATAAAGCTCAGCAAAGCTGAAGTGAAAAAATATCAGCGAAAAAGCAAAAGTACAAACTCACGAATGAGAGATGAAACTAAACCATCCTCCGTGACATATAAAAAAATACTCTCAGAAACGGAATTTCTGAAAGTCAAACAAAGATCACTTAAAGTTAACGGCATAGACCTTATAAGCATAGATGCAGCCGGAAACGAACTCCGGTTTCAAGTCAACTCTGCAATAACTCCCGGAAAAAAATACACAGCCATCATTCAATTTAATCCTATAAGCCCGACACTTATTGTAGATAAAAAAACAAACTTAAATAAGCTGCTCAAAGAATCCGGGATTAAGATATACTGCTCATGTCCCGCGCACACTTTCTGGGGATTTCAATACCTCGCAGTACGAAAAGGATATGCGGCATTTGGATCACTGAAAGTAGCATATCCAAAAATAAGAAACCCACGCCTCCGAGGGTACTCATGTAAACACATAAGAGCTATATGCATGGCGCTCCCATTCTGGGCATCGTCAATCTCTAAGTACCTCCGAAAGTACTGGACTGAAAATATGGAACAAATGAAAGAAATAATAGACGCAATAGCGGAAGCCGCAAAGCGCATAAAAATCGAACTGTAAAAGCACAGACAGTACTAAAACCAAAATGCACTAAACCCACAAAAGCCAGCACTCCCTGCGTCCTGCAGAATCTTGTACAGCTTAGCCTTCTTGTCGATCATCACACTCTTATCAATGGGATTGACCTGAACAATAATCGTATACTTAATACCGGGACGTGTCACAGAATTAACCAAGAAGCGAAGCTCGTTGCCCGCAAAATCAATAGAGGACAAGGACCAACCCTGTACCATGTTTGCACGCTTAGCGACCTTCAAGAAATCGCGCTCCGAAAGAAACTTCTTGTAATTCAAGGACGACGGATTCGTCTTCATCACGGAACTACTACGCGAAGGCGAACTACTCGAATACTTACGAGTATTCGACTTAGTTAATCTTATTGGCTTATTCTGCTTGGCCATGACATCCAAAAACTAACACTATAACCCAAACTCTGCAAATACATCCTCCATAGAGCAGACGCACTCCGGATGACGTCTACTCTCCAACAAGTCCCGATCCATGGCATCCAAGTCCGCAAAACCCTCCGCCGCTAAAGCCTCAGACATGGCAGCAAGCCAAGATGACTCATCAAACTCCGGAGAATCGAAATCATAATCAATTAAACACATAACCCCACGAAATGCCTAAAAGCACACATCACTCAGAACGATACTTAGAGAGAAACTCAGACAAAGGTATTGTCTTCATAGGACGCTTGCGTAAAACATCCAGACAAGAAATAGCAACCTCACGAGGATTATCAAAACCCTCCGCACGTGCATCCTCTGTAGCCTGTGCTAACCACGCAGCCTCGTCAAAGTCAGCATCATTGACCCGCTCCGAAAGAGGACGAGCATCATCATCTTCAAAATCACAAATTGCAGTTATAAAGTCACTCATAAAGTCACCAATTTTATAACACAAATATAAAGATATTAATTTTATTATGCAAATCATAAGACCAAAAAGACGGAGAGCAACACCATAGCATAACCCTCCGTCCAACCTATACCTGCATACTCAAAGACTACTCCGGAACTGCAGGCGGCGCCTCGAACTCCTCCGCGGCAGCAGCCATATCTGCAGCAACCGCATCCTCGGCAGCACCCTCGTCCGCCGGAAGCGAAGCACCAAGACCCTCAAGGCTCGCAGCCTCCTGCGCAGCAGCATTCTCCGCATCACGATCCAAAGCATCGAACTTATCGTTAATGTACGAACGCATAAGCTCAAACCAATTCTGAACCGAACTCAAGTTGGAAGTATCATCCAACAAGGACTCCATAGACTGAAGGTAGTTAAGAGCCGCCTCGCGCGTCTCCGCACTATCCAAAGTCTCAATGAAATTATTGGAGAACTCCGCAAACGACGTGAGTGTATCGACAACATCCGTGTCCTCCGACGTAGGCAACTTAACCAAACGGAAGTAAACATCCGACGAGTCAAGTTCCTTAGACGAAGACCGGAACCAGTTGTTGATCGTATCCTCAATATTGAAGCGACAATGAGCAACCATACGAGCATACCGAATATCGCCACGAATCAACGAAACGGTAGTCTCATTCAAGTTCGTGTTAAAGTCGGCATACGTCTTAGGAAAGCGAGTAGCCAGAAAAAGACGACCAAGCGTATAATCCAAGTCCGCCATCTTCGAAATATCGAAATCCGGAACGTTCTCAACAAGCTCCGGCTTGCCGATACCTTTACGGTGAGGATGAATAGAGATACCGTCCGCAAAATCCGTGTTGGGCGTCATCGTGGGCTGTAACGACTGAGAATCAGCATTGATAGTCTGAGATATATCGTCTATAATCTCCTGAGTGCGCTCCCCCTGCGAGTTACCGACATCAACCGTTATAAACCGCACGATACGCGCCAACTTATTGCGATAGCTATACATAGAACGCTCAAGACCATACAAGTCCTGAGCAACCGACGAAACGTTCTTAAGCTGGATAGGCTCCGGCGTAACCTCATAGAGCATCTCATCCCACTCGGCGTCCGACATCGAGTTGTCATGAGACCCGGACTCAATCTTAACCAGAGACTCCTTAGAGTAGTTCAAGAACACAAGAACATTCTCAACAACGCGATCCTTCGTATCATAGAAAACGATAGAACCGTCACGCTTCATGTAAATCTTAACATCCTCAACGAAGGGAACAAGCGAAGCCTTGACCCGCCCCGCAACGCGATCCTCGTAAGAATGAAAAACATACATTGACAACCCATGCTTCAGTAAGTCAACAGCAGCCCAGCGGACAATCTTATTTAAAGCAGCACAAATATCCTCCGTACGCTGCTTAAGAATAGGACTCGAAATAGACGACAGACCCGAAACGTACACAGGAGAATTACCTACGCACACGTCATCCGACGTGATGTCCACAATCGAATTAATGAAATCATGATTGGCAAGAATCTCCGACAAGCCGTTCCCATTATCGGAAGTGCCGCGATTCCCGTATGTCCTACGAAGCGAAACCCCCGGCGGAATGCCGAGGAAATTCGCTAACATTAAACCTAATGACTGTAAACCCCCAGTATACATGAAATGAAGTCTTAACCTACAACCTTAGTCGTGCAAACACCAGCCTCTGCACGAATACCGCCCTGCATGCGATCACGAATGGCACGAGATGCACCAACACCCCCACCCTGATAAGAACGCGAAGCAATGGCCGCTTTTACACCCAAACCCGTAACCTCACGCTGAGCACCACCGCGCTCAGCAATAAGCTGCTTAATACCAACACGCGAGCCGAAGGCACCACCACGCTTAGCAATAGCATCACGAAGACTCCCAGCAGGAGCAGGCTGCGGCGAAACAACAGACGGACTCTCACTCGGAATATCCATGACAACAGCAGCGTCAGGCTTAGGCATAAACGCCATATCAAGAACCGGAAGCTCCTCGAAGGAAGCACTCGGCATAGACGGCGAAGCAACTGCACCCACACCGCCTGTAGCATCATCCTCATAAAGCAACTCGGCGAAGCTCTTACCACCATTAGGTGTAACACTCACCGGAGCAGGATCACCTGCAAAAGGAGGAACAATAGTCTCCTCCGAAGTGGACGGAACCGACGCGTCCGGCATAGGCGGCGCAGGAACAGCATCCAATGACAAAACAGGAATGTCCGCAGCAGACTGCGACGGAATCTTAACTTCTACTTCAGCACTCTGAGACTGTGCAGCGTCTTTCTTACGTACCATAATCAAAATATAAATTTATAGGATATATAATTGCATGTAGCCAGAAGTGTCACTTATTATCCAGACCGTTAATCAAGTCCCAGACCCCACCACGTCTACGGCGCGGCGTCATAGAAGCAATAACATCTGAACTCGTAAACGACGGACCCGAAGCAGCGCGACCCTCCAGAAGTGAACGGACACTTGGGCGCGGGGCTTCGATATCCGAAGTCACAGCACGGGCAACGTGACCCCGACCATCCAAAGATAGACCACCATAGCCAAGTGACTTAAGCATACGGTTAATATTACCCGCACCAACCAAGTTAAGGCGCGCATCAAGTAAAGATGATATATCTCCCTCCTGCGTACAGATCGTCTCCGACAAGAAGAAGGCACCGACTAAAGTCTGGAACTGGTCGTCCGAAGACCCGTCACGCTTGACAACCTTGTGCTTGACAACATCATGGACCGCCTCCCGAATCTCTCGATCCTGACGCTCCAAGTAAAGAAGACCAAGACGCTCGTCAACTAACATCGAAAGCCACAACAAATGAGGAATGTCGGAGCTATCCAAAGAAAGGCGGATATCCGGAAGCATCAAAGCCTCGCACACATTCTGACGAAGCTGCGTAGACTGAAACTGGTCAGTACTAAAAACCGCGATATTCAAATGCTCCGCAAGCCACAAAATGAAATCCTCGACCTTCGAAACCTTCAGCATCCCCGGAAACGCCGGAGGAACAAGCTCTAAATTGAAAACCTCATTATGCAAAGCTCGACCGTCTGCCGCATAGCCATCAAACCGAACACAGCACAAAGAACCGTGGTCGCCCGTCAAAGACAAGTCCAAGCACAAGGCATGAGGACGATCCGTATACTGTAAACGTGAAACATCAAGAACAGAGCGGATAGGAGTATCATCCTGATCCGAAACAACAATACTACTCTGAACCAAAGGACACGCACGAAGCAGTGCATCGCTATAGGCCTTGCGGACGACATCATAGTTCGTAATAAAACTACCCTTAGCCGCTGTAGAGCGTCCGCAATGGTTCTGGATGGCCAAATAGATATTCTTCTTGAACTGCGACTTCAGGTCCTCCGGAACACGCTCAAAATAACCCTCCGCCTTAGACTTCGGAAGACTCATAGACTTCAGAAGCGTAGCCTTATGCTCCTTGCTCTGGACAATACACGGGGAAATCTGCTGGTAGCCACAGAACACCTCGAACTTCTTAGGAGAGTAATTCTGAGGGCAAATCTTATACTGAACAGCAGTAACAACACGGGCATATTTGTTACCCTGCACCTCGGCAATCTTATCCTCAATAAACGAAGACTGGTAAGACGCCGAGGAAATGTACCCCATGAAAGAAATCAACTTACCACCCTCACGGGTAAAACGAGAATGCATACGGTCCTCCAACTGCTGGGCCAAGCGCTGAACCTCCGAATACTCTGAAACAGTACCCTGCCCGACACCATTGCGGAAGTTGGCCTCGTCAATAACAGCGCCAACGACATTCAAACCAATAGCATGGCTCTCGCCCGAAGCAAACTCTATGGAGAAATTATTATTAAACTGAATGGAAGACTGAATGTCCTTACGACGCGGAAAATTATTTTTAAACCACGGGGCATTATCGATCATCTGGCGCAACTGCTTAAAACCAGAACGCTCCGCGGCCTTCATAGATACAGAGAAATACAAAAAGTAAATAGGCGTACCACGAAGGATTTGAAAATAGCTATACAAGTCACCCTGATTAAACCAGTAATATAACTTATAGCATATCACCATGTTCATGAATGATGATTTTCCCCCGCCCAACGAGCCTGTGAGTATCAGTGAGTTATGATCTTGAGAGAGGGCATCCGACTCCTTCAACCAGAAAGGATAGACCCCCTCCAAAGCCATATAGTCTGGAGAAAGAATAAACTCCCGGAATCCTACTAGCTTGCGCTCCGTAAGAAGCAAGTCGCTGACGGCAGAAGCAACACCACCCCGACGATGTATCGTATCCTTAACTGAACCCATCTACCACAACTAAAAAGCCCCCAAAGGGACGCCACCCTGCACGATGGCGATCCCCAGAGGGCACACACAATATAAAGGCAACTGTCAGCCATCAGTGCAGTGACGGCTGCAATCTAAAAACTAAGACTCCAAGTCGGCCAAAAAGTCATTCAAGTCCGAGAGATGCTGAGCCTCGTCGTCCTGAATCTCCTTAGCAATACGCTCCGTGACAAAATCGGAATTATCACGGGCAACCATAATGATATTCTGGTAAGTGCGAATAGCGCACTCCTCCGACTCGATATTCTGCTTGAGAAGCGTAATCAAGTCCGCAACATCCGTAGGGATATGGTACTCACAACGGGCGGTAGACTGAATCTTAGAAAAGTCAAATAACGTCTTAGGGACGTACTGAAGTTCATTCATGCGGTTCTGGAGCTTCCAGAAATGATCGTCAAGCTCGTCCTTGGCATTCGTATTGAAAAGCTCCTCGATGTTAGCACGCTCCTCGCCAACAAGATAGGGAGAAACTACAGCATACTGTGCCCAAGCCAGAATCTCCTCGCAGGCCGCAATCTCCAAAAGCTGGCCCATAGAAGCAACATAGGCCTCCGAATACAAATCATCCAGAGAATCCTCAACACGCGATAAACCGCAAATCAAACCTTCATTCATAACCAAACAAAATACCCCAGAAATCTACCAAGATTTCCGGGATATATAATTGACTCAAAGGCTGGAGACTACATGCCTGCGAACTCGTCCTCAAAGTCAGGAATCGCCTGAGCAGGCTGAGCAGCAGGCGCAGGAGCCGGAGACTCATCATGCGGAAGCTCGAATCCCGGAATCTCCGGCGGCTCCGGAAGCTTGACATCCGACGGAGCATCCGCAAGCGACTCAGGACCAACCTCGACACCCGACGTCGGCGTAGGCTCGATAGCGTGCTGCGGAACGCCGACACTGCTATCCGGAACCACAACGTCAATATCCACCGATTTCGTGGGATTCTCCGGAGCAACCGTAACCGTAGTTTCCATCTCAGCGAACTCATCCTGAGGCATCTCGCGGCCAGCCGAAACCTTACGTGACGCACGACGAACACGACCACCGCGCGTCGACTCCGAAGCAGCAGGATCGACTGCATCGTAAATAGGCTCCGAAGGAACCACAGGCTCGCTATCGAAGCTATTCTCGTCACCGAACTCCTCCGACAGAATGCGAACGAAGCGCTGGCGATCCTCCTTCGAACGAAGCGCCGAAAGCATACGCAGAATCTTACGATCCTCCTCCGAGAAAGAATCCTCAGGGAACATAGCCTTACCCTGAGCAATCTTGATCTCCAGCTTGGCAACCTCGATCTGACGAGCCATGAGATTCTTATACTCAACATCCAGCTCAGTGCGATCCATCGTCTCGATCTCCTCCGACAACTTCTCCAAATGCTTGTCAGAAAGACGCTGCATAATATTAGCGCAGGCCATAGACTGATTGTGAAGACGCTCCACAATGTTACAAGCAGCGGTAGAAACACCTACCATGATGGCACGCATCTGCATACCCAAATCCGTCTCCGTGGCCGTGCCGAGACGAACCAAAGACTCCAAACTCGTGACGGGAGAATCCTCTCCTAAAATAGTATTTTCGTCCATGCGATAATAAAATTAAAAAATAAAAATGTCAACCAATTTGCCGATAACCGACTCCATAGCCTCCGACTCCGACTGTTTCTTGTTTAAGCCACGTTGGCAAAAGACAAGAAACGGACCTACAAGACCATGCGGAATCTCTATACGTGTAAACGGAGAGTCACCCGACAAGAACGGCAGAAGCTCGTCTAAAACACTCGGAATAATCTCTGCAACACGACCGCGTGACGGCGGCAGAACCTCAAGGTCATCCTCACGAAGCAAACGACGAATCAAATTACCCGCTTCATTGCGAATCATGGTATACAGATAAGGATAAGCTGCCATCTTCGAGTCAAAGCGATCATGACGCTCGATAATAGTAGCAAGAGCCTGCGAACGCAAGTCATCAAACATGCGGTAATACTTACCAAAATGAGTATTCAAAACAATGCTGATGACCTTATTAATCTCAGCAAGCTCCGCCTCCGTAGTCTCATCCGTAGGATGCATGTAAAAAGAAAGCAACAGCCGCTTATCTATAACAACACGAGCCGACGAAACACTAACCTCAGCAGCAGAATCTAAATCTACAATATCCACGCGATCAACCATAACAAAAACCTACACCTTTCGAGAACCCGCAGTTCGCTCCATTAAAGACCTAAGCAAAATCTCTGTCCCAATCTCAGAACCCAAAGCCTGCTGAGCTAACGGAGAAAAGAAAAAGCTAAACAACGTCTGACCCAGACCCGCACGCTGGAACTTAGACTCCAAAGAGTCATCCTGAACACTGCCGAAAATATTGCGAATAAGAAGCCCTACAGACATCTTTATATCTGCAGTGGAATAAACCAACAGCTTTGGCAAAACGGACGAAGGATCGGCGCCCTTTGCGAAGCAAGAGCGCACAAACTCCCGGAACAAGAAGTAGGAGCTGTCAAGAGCACGTTCGCCCGCAAGCTCGTAAAACTGAAGCAACTGAAGGGCATCCCGCATGTGACCCTGAGACTTCATAGCCAAGATTCGAAGCTGATCATCCGTAATAGAGATACCCCGGTCGTTAGCTATAAACCGAACGCGATCCGCAATCAAAGACAAAGGAATAACCGAAATGTCAATATTTACACAACGAGACTTTAAAGTTGGCTGGATATCCTCCGTGCCACAAAAGAGAAAGATCGTATTAGGAACTCCCTCCTCGACAACCTTCAATAAAGCGTCACTCGCACTCCTGCTGCAGTTATGAACCACAAATCCCCGGCCTGCAATATAAGAATGAGTATCTGCTACCTCCAAGTCGTATACCCAACCATTATCATAAGGATATTTATTCTCGCTAGACAAACAGCCAGATTTAACAGATGAGTACTTCGGAGGGTCAAAAATCTCAATACTCTCGACAACCCCATCGAATAAAAAACCGCCGAAGTATTCCGGGACTCGCTTGGAAATTGCTGGAATAGACCTAACACCATCACCAGCCTCAAAAGTGTTACCTAACTTATATTGAAACTCCTTGCAAAGGAAAGGAGCAACAAGTGCTAAAAACTTCCTAGCAGACTCAACATGACTAGAAACTAAGTAAGGCTTACCACATCTCTTATCAACCCTAATATAAAAATCCAGACCCCAACGATCAGATAACCACTTAACTAAAAGTTCATTTTCCTCATAAGTAAAGCTATGAGTAGACAGTTGAACCCCATGCAAGCAGGTTACCTGTTTATTACGCAAACGACGAAAATGATAAGAACCATCATCCATAAACCAAGCAGCTAACCCTATCTCGTCGACATGAGACAACCACTCCATATTTACGTGACGTTTCCCATCAGAACCACAACAAACTCTCGCCATCTCGGTAAATAAAGGATGACTCAACGAATTCATAACAGAAACTGAATCAACATAAGCACCCGGCGAGCTAACAAACTCCCGCAAGGCCCCAGCTAAGCACCCAAGTATACGATGCTTCTCACGTAACCAAAAAAGCTGAACATGTCCATGAGTGCACTTCAAACGATAATTGTAATTTACATCACCAGAAGAAAAGTACATATCACCCAAAAGACTCCCATAAAGGAACGACTTTGTTGAATCGGAAATGATATACTCAGTACGCTTATTAAGCTCTGCCTGAATAAAACGATCCCCGCACACACTAAAAAAAGATGACAACGAATCTCCTAAATGTAAGTCCGAAGCACAAACATACTCACCATCCGAACGTAAAAAGCGATGATCTAAAGTACAAACTATTACCCGCGAGCCAGAACCAATCTTTTTAAGACCAGAAGCGCCCCGTACCTTAATACGACATAACTGCTTAAGAGGATTCTTAAACCAACCCGTAACACGAGAAACACAAAGACCTCCCTCAGCGTTAACCGAAAGAACCTTCACAGGTAGCCGATTATTAACAATCTTGTGAATCGGCTGACGGTAAATACTGCCGTCATCTGATACACACACTACAGGTGTATTATAGTACAAGCAACTCTGAACTTCGTCAAGACAGACAACCCTACGACCATTAGGAACAATAGACAAGCGCTCCTTCAGAGCACGAATACCCTCGACGTTACCTATGACTGTACCATCAAGCTCCCAATACGTAGAGGAATTAACCGACGAAGCCTCCAGACAACCATCACACGTATTACAAACATCGTCAGTCTGCTTGAAAGTATCACAGTTCAAAGCTCTAGCAAAAATACGGGCAGTCGTAGTTTTACCGGAGCCAAACGCACCCTTCATAAAAATAGCACGTGCGGCGATACCGCCCGCATGGGCAATACGCTTCAAGGTGGTAACCGCCAAAGGCTGGCCCACAACGTCCGCAAAAGTCTTGGGACGATAAAGATTCGCTAAAGTAGTAGTACTATTTCCCCCAGCCATAAAAATCACTGTTCAAAGAAACACCCATATCCGAGAGGACAGACTTAATCTTAAGGACCCACCCTGCAAGATCATAACCTCCATATGTAACAGGAGCATGTGGTGCAAAATACTGATCAGTACAGTAAATCCTCTTACAAACCCCAGAAGCAATCAAGCTCATAACAAACATAGAAGATACAACAGGCGCCGCAAACAAACTATTAACATGAGGAGCGAAAATCCGATTCACAACTCCCATACCAATCTTGAACTTAAGATTCACGTCTACATGGAAAACTCGAGAATTAATAGCATGTAAAGCAGCATGCCACGGACGAGTATCTCCTAAACGAGACAGAACCGGAGAAAACTTCAACTGGATAGACTCTACAGGAGAAAGACTCTTAGCGTACTTAAGCTCCGTAGAACGCAAAGGATGCAGCAAGGGATGATACAAGAACCACACCTGCTTAGCACCCGAACGCACTTGGTCGATGTTATACAACGGATAAACGAAGCCTAAGCGCTCCAAACCCCTAAGCCACGCCCGGACCGTACTCCACGCATAAGGACTACCACATCGCTCCAGAATAGACTCGAAGTCCTGACGGGTCATAGCATAACCCGTGAACCCATTGATGATCTCGCAAAAGCGAGTATACACCACACTGTCGCTACTTACAAACCGTCCCATAATAACTCAACCATTTGAAGTTTAAATCCGACCAGTAAGCAGGACCTTCAAGGGAGCACCCCCAACAAAAAGAGGAAGTAATATAAGAGTCCCAAGCCACGCCATATCTTTGAACCCACAAAGTGAACGAACCTACAATATCTGAACACGCACGACAAAACGGATCGTTGGGAACCCAATTCTCGAAAAACTGAGCCGTAGCTCCTTCCTCAGCTAGAAACACAAAGAACAAAGCCAAATCCTTGAAGGTAGTACCCATAACTCAAAGCCATATTAAATTACCTGTAGAACTATATCTACACCACAAAGATAGAAAAGTTAATTTAATAATCCAAATAAAAGGTAAAAACCTTACTCACCTATGCAGCGAAATAACTTCTCTACATTGAACGGCTTAGGACCACCACCCGAGTACATGTTATTAAACTTGATCTGCTGCCAAACCGTATCCCATGTACCGTAATCCGGCTTCGTATACTCCGACAAAAACACAGAACACTCATTGTCCTTAACCTGTGAAACACACCAACGATAGAACGCAGGATGATCGAACTTATTAATAGAACCTGCACTAGACTTATAAGCACTCGTATTGGCATAAGGCGGATCAAGGTACAACAATGACCCACGCGGAATATCCATATCACGATAATCCCCGGCAGTCAGCTTAACACCCCGCATGCCGTTATGATACTGCGCCGTGAACTGCTTGAAAATAGAAGCGCGATTCCGATCCTGATACATCTTACCCGCATAACCCTGAAAAAACGTAGCCTTAAACGAACAGCAGAAACCAACGTAGGCCACAAGCCACTTCGGAAACTCCTCCTTATGACCACGCATGTAGATATACTCCTCCTTAGATACCTCCGTGGGGAAAGTATCCTCCGGAAAGCACCACTCACAAGTGCGCTCATCAAAATAGACCTTCGACTGAAGATACGAAAACATCTCCGGCAGAAGATCATTGTAGTCATTACCCCAGCGCAAAGGATGGTCGATCATAGAAATCATATTGCCACCACCCATAAAACACTCAATGTACCACTGAGAATCCGAAACCAAATGCGACTTTAGAATAGGACCAAGCTCCGAAACCAAAGCCGCCTTAGACCCCATGTAAACCATAAAAGAAACCTAACTGTTAAACGCGAACGCCAAGTCTGCCAGAAACTGCTGCGTCGTATCCTTATAAGGCAAATTCGGTGTCAAAACATGGACACGCTTACCACGACGCATATAAAAATTCAAAACGTTGCCCCCGGCACGCAAACCCGTATTAAACCCATGCTTATCCATGTCATTATCCGCAAAATAATAAAGCTCGTCGAACAACGACAAGACAATACGGGTAGCCTTCGAATTGCCACCAAGAGAAGTAAACCCAAGAACGTTGAAGGTCGGGTAGCACAACTTAGCAGACAAATAATCAGAAACACCCTCCGTAATAATGACACGACGGTCCGACAAGTGCAACAAGGATAAACCTACCAAACCAAAGTAGTCAACGGAAGTATTTTTGCCACGACCCCCAACGTCTCGGGTATACCAAAAGGAAATACGATCCCCCGATGCACACGGCAGATGCTCCAAAACATCTACAGCCAAATCGTCCGTAATGAAGTTCTCACGAACCTCAACACCACCACGAATACCGCCCCACAACTCCAGCAACTTTAACCACTGGTAATTTTTGTGACGAAACCCCGGAGGTAGACATATATGACTCACCGGAAGATTCATAGAACACCACTACTCCGAAACCGACTCCGAAGCAACGGTCGGTGTAGACTCCGCAGCCTGATCCGAAACCGGAACCAAACTGTAAAAACCACCCCACTTACTCTTAATGATATAAGCAGGTGATACCAGTCGCCCGACCTTGTTCTTCAAGACACGCAAATTGCGAATCTCAATATCCAGCTTCGTACAAAGCTCCTCCGTGGACACTTGATCCCCAACCGGAACCGACGTAAGCGTAGACCAAAAAGCTCGCTGCTGGCCCGTCATATCAACGGAAAAACCCGGACGAACCTCAACACTCTCACGAGAAACACTTCTTCCCATTACTCAAACTAAAACTTTTTCTTTTATAAAATCAACAAAATTGCGAGCGTATTCGTCAAAACCCACGTAAGGGCAATAAGGAATGACCAACTCGCCAAACTGATCCGAGCCATTGCCACTGAATACGCCAGTCAATGAGTAGTTATCCGTAGCACTCCGTGTAAAACGTATCGTCCCATAAACACCGAAATCAGCAAAACCAAAACTCCGGGTTACGGACTTACCCCGCAACAAAGAATGGGAACAAATACACAGATCAGCAATAAGCCACTTCAAGCTGCACTCAAACTCACTCACAACTTCTTCAATAATAACTTTGCCAAACAACTCGTGCAGAAGTTATAAGGCTTACCCGAACCTATATCATAAACGGCATTCGAGGAACCACAGCCACTACAAGCAGCATAATCCCTAACCCTAACCGTTGTAACGCAGTCAATAAACGTATCTCTATAAAGTTTATTGGGATGTACTCGCTTAGGACGCAAAACAGCACGAAGATAGTACCACGGATTGCAACGGACCGGAAGCACGAAGACACCCTTCGAACCTCCCGAAGCACCCCCAACAACCGGGGCAGATAACGGCCCCGACTTCAAAAGACGAGGATAATACTTGTCACCCTCAAGGACCATGACAGAACCATCGTACTCCGGCAAAACGAAATCCCAAACCTCCAATGGCAAATCCGACCGGAACGTGAAAACATTCATGTCTGTCAACTCAATACCGGAATCAAGACTCCCATCCGAGAAGCCCATAATCGTAAAAGACTGTAGTATCGAATTCGCAGACGCAATCGCAGCATTAACCACATCTGTAGAAAGCAATGTCCTAAACTCAAGGTCTACTAACTGACTCCCACTAACGTCCCAATGACTATCCGCATAAGACTGACCATACATAGAGTGAATCTTCGATACACGAATAAAGGACGCAGCCGAAACCTCAGAATGCTGCATTAATGCCGAGGCCAAAATATGCGCTGTATGACACGGATTTAAAACTGTGGCGTAACCATACCTCTTTATCCTGAAACGAAGCGTTTGGACCGTTTCTGGCTTAACAACGGCAAGAATATCCTTCGAAGTGACCGAAGATAGCAACTGACGGTTAAATGGACGCAAGGAGGCAGCCTTCCCAACACACCCCGTACAACCCCCTGAAATCTTCTCATAGCATGTAAGGCGATCTACTGCATTAGTACGAAGGCAACGACTCATAGGAAGCGCCGAAAGCCCCGACTGGATGTTACGTCCCTGCAACTTACAAACCTCTGAAAAAGGAGAGGACACCGCCGACAGAATGGAAACATAGGAATCAATATCCGGCATCTCAAAGAAAGATGCAGCATCGGCGGAAATAACCGAACGGATATCATCCATAAAAGACGAAGTAGTCAAAGCGCGCATGTTGTACAGGAAATGCCCGGAAGACAAAACCGACTGCAAGGACGAAGTCATCTTACGACCCAAGCTCACAAAAACCTGCTCCAGCAACGTACTGTAACGATAGCCGTTAACCTGAATGCGCGTATCAAGCTCCGCAGCAAACTTGTCAAACCAATACCGTGGAACCCACTCACCATCCTCATAACTAATGCGAGCGGCGGACTTAGCCGTATACTCCATAGGCGTCAAAGGATACTGAACCAAAGGCGTACAACGATACCGAATAGGTAGCTTACCCCCGCGGGAAGCAGCGTAGTCCTTCCAGCGCTTAGTGAAGTCATACAACCACTGCCAATCAGCACCCTCCTCAAGGCCGCAAAGGACAATACCAACCTTGATGTCCAAGCAACCCCTATGAACCATGAAACGCATATAAGAATCCAGCGCCTCCTCGGACAGCCCCTTATTATAATACCCATTACGAATACGAGGACTAATACCCTCAATAGGAGCAGTGCCGCGGCGGAACCCAAGCTGAAAAAGCAGCTCCATAGCATCCTCATCACGGCCAAGCTCCTCCATGCGCATATTGCTGAAGGAAACAGTAGGAAAGACATCCTGAACCCTAGCAACCGTGCCTTTCCAATCCGTAAGGTAATTCAAGTTATAAGACGCAAGCTTAACCGTATCCGCTCCCGACGATATCTTAGCTGCCCGGGCCATACGAACAATATCATCCTGCGACTCCTCATGCAAGCCCCCCGCAATGTGACCCTCGGCACAAAAGGTACAGTTACCTGCGAAGCCACAACCCTCCGCAGCAGAGACCATAGCCAAACCCGCATTGCCACCCGAACCACGAAGATAACCCCGAGAAGCACCAAGAAGCCCCGACGGCTTCTCCTGACCCGTATTAAAAACAACCGACGAAGGGACGGAAGATGACGACGGCGTAACCGATACTACACGACAACCATCAAAGACAATATCATAAGCCTGCGGCATATAGCAATGACGATCACCACGCTCCCAAAGAAGGTAAGAAACACGCCCTATACGAATCGGATTCTTGTACTTCTTATTCAACATGAGCTGCAACAGACGAGTCTGGGACCAAACCTGACCAAGATGCATGAAATCCAGATAGCTCTTGCGACCATCGCCTAAGTCTCCAAACAGAATGTCGGAGTAGACCACAGAAGCACCGCCTGCATAGATGACCGGAAGCTCGTCGATATTATACTTACGCCGCTCCGACCACGAAAGCGGAATAGGCTTATCGCAGCGCGAAAAAGACTGAAGCATCCACGGAACTACCGGAATCTCGTACAAGCACGAAATACTAAAGCCTACAATGTCAAAGTGAGAAGCGTCCAGATGGGATGACACACCAATAGCGTAAGGCATACTCTCCTTGTCATACCACCGAATGTCATCCCGGCAAGGCAGAAAAGCAAAGTCAATGAAGACACCCGGACACGAACTGCGAACAAAGTCCAACAGAACCGTAGGTGTCATCGAATTATCCTTGTCGAACGACGATGACGGAAACACAATGAGCCACTTGACATCCGAAGACTTAAAATCATCAGACGTCATAAGACCAGCATCCCGGTTGTAAAACTCGCAACCGTTATGCAGGACCTTATAATAAGACTCTATAAACCGCTTCGAACGTGTCATCATGCACCAACCCTACGACTCATCCTGCGAAGCCAAAGAAACCTCAAAGTTGAAAACCAAAAAATCAACCCGCACAGCCCAGCAAGACACCCGAAGCCCAAACGCAAGGCCATACCAGTCCGCACCCAACTCGACAGACAAACGCCGCCAATCAAATACTAAGTAGGCGAACTTATGGTGACTAACAACTCCGCCCCGTAAGAAAGCAGAACGCGAAAACCGCTTCAGAAAAGAACAATTCATCACTTCGGCAATTTATGAAACGACCACACAGGACCAAGCATTGAGAACCCCGTACCATCATTAAGAGCGTAACCAAAATCGAACATCGTATTTATCTGCGACTGCGTAGGCTCTTTGTAGCAATGAGGGGCACGATACTCGTTATCAAGCTGAACAGAAATCCAACCCAACTTCCTAGCATAATCCTCCGGAGAGCCAATACAATCACTGAACTGCTGCTCTGCAATACTCCCATGCATAGAAACAATACTTGAAATAACAGCCCAGTCCGGATCGTCCGACACACGAAGACGAACAACACGGCCAGTCGGATCAACCCAGAACTCGCTATCGATGCGCCGCTTAGCAACATCTGCAAAGAAGGCATCACGTTTACTCGTCACCATAAATCGGAAAGTTACCAAGAGTGAAACCCAAAGACTGAAGCGAAGCAACGACTTGGTCTACAATAACCATACGGTTAGGAAGACCACCGCGACATGATGCACAAAGGTCTTGCAACACAGACACAACCTTCGAAACCAACCACAACGACGTCGGAGACTGGAACTCCAAAGTGCGAGACATGTCAGGAGCAGACCCCTGATACGCAAACGACACAAAATCTACAAGCAAAGAATGAACAGAAACCTCACGCATATCGCGCGACGGAAACGTAGACAATGCTGTATGAACCTCAAGGCAACATGATACAGAAGCACCGTCGTAGAAGACACGAAAGCAGCCGTCACTCCCGTACGAATGGCCAGCCGAGGAAGACGCCTCCAGCACCTCATAAACATCTGCAAATGACAAACACTTACTCATTACCAAAGCATATTAAGTTGCACAATCAACGTACTTCATGCTACAAATATAAGTATAATTAATTTAATAAACAAATTAATGCAATAAAAAAGGTGGAGCCGAAACTCCACCTCTCACTTAAAAATTATACCAACCTATTTCTGATCCGGAGCAGGAATATAAGACTCCGGGGAAATTTCAATAGACGGATACTGCTTCTTGACCTCCGACACAATCTTATCGACGAAGCCCTTCAGGTCAAGATCACCCGAGTACCACGTAGGAAGCTCCTGATACTTATTCGCGTAAGCGATAGCAGCACGAGCACGACGGAGACTGTTCAAAGGAAAGTGACCCTTGCCGTCATTCACATCCGAGGAATCCGCAGGAAAGACGAAATCCGAACGCTTCTCCGAGTCCGAAACCCGACCCAACGGCTTCACAACAAAAGCACTCTTGGCTGTACCGGGCTGAAGCTCCGCCACCTCATTAAGAGCTGCCTCAGCATCTTCCTTGCTGGCATAACGCTTAGCTGCATCTTCAAAACCCCAACGAGCCGCACGGGCATCCTCCGGAGCCAAGAACCATCTACGCTCTTTGAGATTATAAACCCCAAAAGCATCGCCAGAATCCAAAGCCTTATCGTGAATATTCATCCACGCATGCTGCTTGAAGGAGAACAACGGAATATCAGTATCGGCATTAGCAATGACCATAATCTCCTTGCGACCATCCTTCAGAACATGCATATCATTCTTCAGCATTATGTCGGCAACACGACGCTGATTCTCGATAGACGAGTCAGACTCCAGAGAAGCTACTAAACTAGCTGCATCCTCTACAGAATCCGAAACACGAAGCGGAGTCAACAAGAAGGTGCGACCATCAGCTTCTTTCGATGCTGCATAACCCAAGACCCGAGCAACGTTGTCAAGTGCAGCCGCAGCCGCAGAAACTTCAGTATCGCCCAAGTCAGCAGCCAGACCAACGGAGATGCGACCAGCAGCACCTTCAGTAATAGTAACCGAATCAGCACCTACCGAACCCCCATGAGCCGTGATAGCTAAAGGAACGAACAACTCCAGACCATCCTTCACTTTAGCAAAGGGTGCCGGAGCAGCATCCTGAGTCTTCGCGGGAGTGCCGTCCAGCGCGATAGCGTCAATGTCATACAAGGCAACAGGAACACCCGACTCGAACAATACAACAACCGTATCCGGATCGACATCCAAACGACCGAGAACCACACCAGCATCGCCGCTATGGCCATAAGGATCGGTTGTCAAAAGAGACTTAATGCGAACTTTAGTCTGCGGAGCAAAAGTACCCTCAACAGCATCCGCAACAGCAGACTTAGCAAAATCTTCATAAGCAACGTCAAGAATAGCAATAGCCTCATCGACAGTGGCCGAAGAACTCCCAGACAAGGCATGCAAATCTAAAAGAACATCCTTTAACTTTGATGCATCTAAGGAAGAAACAACCCAAGACCGCACACCAGAACCATTCACACTAACTGAAATATTCGCATTCGTAACAGTACCCTTCAAAGCCGAATTCAAATCAGGAGCATTCCCCGACAAAGTGATTGCAATACTACCATCACTGCCTGAACCGATAGGGATATCGACATCAACCGAACCGTCATCTTGCAACGTGTAATCAATATCATTGAGAAGAAGGTGGGAAAGCAATTTAAGCATCTCGATTCCCGAATTACCAGCAGCATCCGACGTCTTCGAAAGACCATTGTCAACGCGATCACCCACCGTAGTATCATCACGACCAATAATGGCATTGAAAACGTAGTCAGCGCTGTCCTTCTTCAAGTCGTAACTACCAACAGACTTGCCGTTAACGCGAACATCCACAGCATCTGCTCCCTTGCGCTCCAACTCAACAGGAATAAGATCGCCCATATAGTCAATAGACGTCTTCGCCTTCGGAAGCTTGGAATTAGACTGCAGCTTAGCCCAAGCATTCTGGAACGGCACCAAAGCCGACTCAGGAACTGCAGCAAAGTCACTAACCTTAGCCTTCGGAGCGGCCTTGCCGACCTTCTGACCCGCAAGCTTCGAATCACGAACCGGGCACGCCTTTGCAACAGGCTTGCCTATGCAAGAACCTTCAACCTGACGAACCGAAGCGCCACCCTTGCGATTCTTAATGTCAACATGAACCGAGTCAGAAACGCGACCCTCCTTCGGAAGACCATCCTCCAAGAGCTGTACAGTACCCTCATAAGACAATGCCATGATGCTAACAGCCTTAAAAAGGCGAGAAATACGACTAAGAGTGAACTTCGAGGGATTCTCATAATAGAATTCCTTGTACTCAATCTCAGCATCTTCACTATCCGGATACAAGGTAGTCTGAACTAAAGCATAGTCAACCTTAACTTCCTGCAGGAAGCGATCCTCCTGCATGACAAACAGCGACTCATACTCATCAAGAACCCCAATGCCTGCAAGACCCGAAGACAGGTCAATACGAACCGTACCCCCCGAAGCCTCCGGATCGTCCCACTTATAGTTGACCCAAAAAATGCGATCATCAAGAGACGGCTTGACACCATTAGACGAGAAGATACTCTCGACTTCGGCGTAAGTAACGTCACTCTCCCTAGCAACGCCAATTAAATCCTCCGTAGGGTCCTCCAAGCTGTCGGCGACCTTCTTTAACGAAACAATGTCACCGTAAACATGAGAAGCCTTAGCGTCGATACCATAATCGAAGCCCTTGCGCTCACCATCCTTCCAACGAATCTCAACGGCAATCTTATCCTCCTTACCAGACTTATATGCCTTCAGGTCTACAACTGCGTCATCGAGACCCTTGATGTCCAAAGACATGCCCTTGACCTCCGACTTCTTACCAGTGCTCTTATAGGCATTGCGAACCAAGTCCAAAGCCTTGTCGATCTTAGCAACCTCCGAAGCCTTCGAGTCCCGAACAGGACGGGCCTTCGAAACATCCTTGCCAATTCGCTGACCTGCAAGCTGACGAACAACAGAACCACCCTTCGAATTCTTAAAATTCACAGAGACAGAATCGCTGATCTGGGCAGCAGGCAAAATCTTCTTAAGACCCTCATAAGTGTCCTTGTAGTTGTCCCGAGCCTCGGAGAAGAACAGAACAGTACGCGCAACCTTGCGAAGTAATTCATAAGAAGGGTCCTTATAAATAAACTCATGATGCTCGCGATGATCTGAGGTATATACCTGAACAACCAAATCTTTAACCGCAAGCTTCTCGTAAACCTCGTCATCCGACAAGCTAGCGTAAAGATCGGAAGCTACAATATCATCCCCATTGGCAATACCGAGAATACCAGCCGCAAATGCAAGATTAACTTCAGTGGCAGAATCCGACGGATCAACCCACTTCTCAGAAACCCACAAAAGACCATCCTCCAAACTGTAATCAGTATTGAAAGAAGAAATAATATCGGCAGCGTCATCGAAAGACATGTCGCCATCATGAGCCAAGTAAACCTCAGCCGAAGCCCCAAAATCATCTGACACAATCGCCTCCGGTGCAGCCTTGCCGATCTTCTGACCCTTAGCGGCCTTGCCACAGGCATCCGAAACCTTCAAGTCCTCAAGCTTGTCAACGTCCTCGCCCGCGTGCTTCTGAAGCGCGTCGATGAACTTGCGGAAGCGATTGAGCTTCTCACCAGCCTCCGAACCCGAAATGCCGAGGAAACGCGCCAAGTCACCCATCTCCTGCTCCGAAAGATGCCGCTTGCTGGAACCCTCAACAACCAAAGCATTGCCGTCCAAATAAACATCTACATATGCAAAAGGAGCGTCCGGCTTCTCCCCAGCATAAATACGATAACCGTCACGCCGCGGCATAACCGTAACGAAAGACTCCAGACCCGCCTTACTCAAAGAACCCTCAAGGTACTCCTTAAGACGCTCATTCGAATCCTGAACCCATGACGTGCTGTCCGCAACCATGTGTTCCCAAAAACCTTTTCCCATAATGAACTATCTAAAAATTGAAAAATGAATTACTTATCACAAGTCCGACGACGGCGCTTAGCCGGAAACTGACCCGGAACATGAGAGCCAATGTCAGACATCATAGTCACACCCGCATTATAAGGTGCAGGCGCATCAATACTGTCATCGACATCCTCCGCAGCAGAATACCGAGCATCCTCATCCGGCGTGGCACCATACTTCTTCTCGTAGGACTCAACATAATACTCGTTATCCGAGTCCAAAAGATCATAGTCGAGAAGAATATCGGCAACCGTAGGCTCCGCCATAACACCCGCGTAAGAAAGGTCCTCAACGACCGACATCTCACCCGACGGCAGAACCTCGACAAGAAATACAGCCCCACCATACGGTGAAGACTGCGTCCCCGCATAAACCGGAACACCCGCAGAGTTCAACTCAATATCCTCGTAATTGCCACTAGGAACCGAAAGAATGTAATTCATCGACCCCCACTTACCCTTCCGAGGAAAACCGAACGTCTCCGTAAACTGAGAAGCCATCTTATCCGAATCATAGCTCGAAGCATCCGCATCCGTGATGACACTACTCGAAATTATATCTGTAAAACTCATGAGTGTAAATTTTATGCAAATATAAGAAAGTTAATTTAAAGGCACAACTACTTCGAGACCTCTTTCTGCCGCACTGCCGTAACCGCAGATTTATCATCCTTAAAAACACTAAGCGTGAAAGAACGATCCCCGGATACGTTCGCAACGAAAGCCTGCTCAATATTTTTATTGGGAATATAACCCCAATGAACCGACAAGTCGCCAGATACAGGATTCGGAATGATATGAGCCAAAAAGTCGTCTCCAGCGTAGGCGTCCGTCAAAGGCTTGTCAATGAACTTAGACTGCAAATCCGCAAGTTCCTTCTCCTCCTTCGCCTTAGCCTCATCACGCTCATCTGCATCGTCAATATCCTCCCAAGAACCACGCTTGTACTCTTTAAGCTTCTTGTAAGAATCCCAGTCAACAGCAGCAAAGATAGGCATCTTGAAAGTGTAATCCTCCATAGACGACGGAGTGACATCCGCAGCACTCAAAATATAGAAGCCCTCCTGAAGATTACATTTGCCGTAAGCAATCTGTGACAGCGCAGCAGACAAAGCAGCACGGTCGCCATGACGAAGCTTCTTGTCCAACGTGTCAAGGAACTTGGCGATATCCGAACCCTTCAGACCCGTAGAACCATATAGCAAATCCGTAAGTATACCCTTAGCGGCCTCACCAAGACCACGTTTTAGAGCATTCTTAGCAATACCGCCTACAGCACCCAGAACGCCTTTAGAATCCCCGTCGGCATCAAAAACAGAACGGGCCGAAGAGTCTTCGACACGGCACAAATCCCTATAATCGCTATCCCTAAGCATGTCTACTACTTATTCTTAGAAGCACGACGCAAGCGTCGATACTCCAAAACTACCTTACCAACCATAATCTTATCGGAACCATCACGCGAAGCAACAGCGCTAACCGCATCCGCCCACAGCGTTGGATTCATGTACGGGTACGCAACCAACTTCAAATCAGAAGACTTATAAGGCTTCGTAAAATCATACGATGCAGAAACATTAGGCGTAGAAGCAGAACGCGACGGCGAAGGAAGCGTAGAAGCATGCGCCTTCGTAGCTGCATCCAACGACTCCTGATCTGCATCTACCTCCGGATCAGGCTCCGGATACTGAGACTTCAATAACGTGATGAAAGAATCCGAATCCCCAGCATCGCCCGAAAGTGGCTCTACAAGCCACGCATTAGGCGTCTCCTGTAATAACCGATACTTAATGCCTCCAAACGTGACGAAAGACCCCTCAGACGCAGCGTCCTGAACTCCGGAAAGCTCATCCGAAGACAGCAGCACCAATGAGACCGAATCAGATACCTTACAAAGGCTATAAAGACCCGGACCTGAAAAACCCGACGGACGAAGCGACGAAAGACCACGACGCCGACACTCCGAAACACTCATGCCTGAAAGAAGCTCTGTAATCACGCCTAAATGAATTTATAGGATATATAATTGCACAATGCCGAAAATTAAAATCCCGGCCCCATGAAAGGACCGGGAAGTAGAAGCAAACAACACTCCACAATGACTACGCCATAAGCACAGAGCGTACGCAGTAAGTACAATCGCCCAAGTCTACAACAAGGCTACTAGAAGCACAGCTATACTTGGTGACATCCGAAGCCTTCGACAGAACACCAAGCAAAACTGGAATCGACACGATGATAGTCCCCGACGGACTCGTGCCCTCTTTGTACTGGAACTTGTAAGTCGCATCCGAACCGTCCTTCTTGTGAGCCACGACCGTAAAGTCGCTAGTGGCGAAGGAAACCTTAATAGTGTCCGTGAAGTAATCCAAAGACCCAATAACCGTCAACAACTGACAGAAAGGAGTGTCATCAATGCGAATCGAGGTATCATACGAGAACGAATTGCGGAACAAAGGACTCATGAACCTAGAAACAGCTTCCCCCGAAGTGTAGGCAAATCGAAGATAGCAGCTATCACCGAACTTCAAAGAAGCATGGTCGTTCGCAAAGAAACCCGAAACAGACGTGCCGTCGAACTCAGCAAGCGTGGCAATACAGTCAACCAAATACCGGGAGATGATGCAGTCATGATTACCAAAGAATGACTTCATGCGCCCCAGAATTGAGCCGATGTTCAAATATGACATCCCACCCTGACAGATCAAATGGCGCTCCGACGTCCGCTCCGAAAAAGCAAGCAGCGACGTAAAGGAACGAAGGTGAGTTCTAATGTAAGATCCATCAAGCTGATCCGTCATCTTGTCGTAGGCAAACTTGTACATACCCTCGTCGAACGGCTGCGTAGCTACAAAGACAAGGTTCCCCGAGAAATGAGCGTACAGCCCCGCAGGCTGATCCCCGAAGGAACTCTTCTGCTCGACGAGAACCAAGTGAGCCATGACATTCCCGAACAATGCCTTCAGGGTTGAAATGGGAATGGCAAAAGGTGACAACGTCTTACCCGACGAGTTCGGAATGCGAAAAACAAACTGGTAGGCAGCATTGTCATACTTGACCGTGATGAGCTTCTCATTGGCTGAAATCAGGACGTTCTTGCCTGACAAAGCCGCTGCCAACTTTGAAAGGCAATCCAGAACACGAAGCATAGGAGTAGCCTGAAGCTTCGAAAACGAAATGTAATGGTCATAAGGAAGACCCGACGAAGCTTCTGCAATGCCCGCAAGCTCCGAAGCGGAAACATCATCAAGACCTAACGTGCTAAGAGGGGACATGGCATCCGACGCCACAGCCCCCTCTAACTTAAAATCATTAATATTAGACATATGGAAATGTTAAAAGTTTATGAACTAACGCGCCGAAGACTGAAGACTCTCCGCTACGACACCCTCGCAGTACAAAACGACGTCCTCGTCCGCAACCGACGAAAGAGCATCTATAAACGTGAGATCATCAGAACCACAGCTCGCCTGAAGCGTCTCTAGAAGCTTGTCATAATCAACATCCTCCGACGGCGCAACGGAACCATCCGTCTTAACAGCAAAGATGCTGTCGAAAGAACGAGCCGGAACCTCGACCATGCGGTGAGAAATAGACCCATTCGAAACCTCAACATAGACCCCCTTAGGAGGACGCTCCGACGTCTCAACACGGCGATTCCGAAACAAGCTGCCCGGACGAACAACCGTAACCGAGTCCGACAACTCCAAGTCCGCATACTCAATATGGTCATGCCCCAGCAGAACCAACGTAGGACTCGATGGAGAAGCAATGTCCGAAAGCGGAACCGTGAACCGACCGTCCTTCTGGTTGAGGAAACCGTGATAAATGAAAATCTGAGGACTCGAACTCGTCTGCAAAGGTAGAACATTAGTGACAGTACAATCCTCAAACTCAACATCCCGGTCATCAATCAGCGCAATGACACGGGACGAAGCAAGTGTATACAGGGCACACTTAGGATTATTCTCTGCAGCACGGTAAAGCTGATCGTGATTGCCCCAGACACCTAATGGCATACGGCGGCAACCACGAAGGACCTCGATGACCATGTTAATAGCCTCCAGAGGAACCGTAGGCTTATCGAAGATGTCACCACCAAGAAGCAACGTAGCATCATGCTCATTGACGAAGTCGACACACCACCGAAGCTTAGAACAAACATCCTCCAAAGGATTACCCGTGCGGACCGGACACGTGGTGGTTATATGCAAGTCCGTAATGAAAAGAAAGCGACTCATTCGACACCGAAAAGCTCCAAAAGAACACTAAGATCATCCCCGGAGAAAGGACCAACGAAGATACGCTGAGCCTCTCCAGACTGAAAAACCGTACAGCGAGTACCCCGGAATACAACAGCAAGCGCATCCTCAATATCATAAGAGCGAAAGGTAAACACATAGGTATCCGACATCATATGCTCGATAGTAAATGTCCCACCAATCTCCGAAATCAGGTACTTAGCAAGACAAATACACTTATCAAAGTTGTCAGACCCCTTCAAAGAATCCAACAGTAAACCACGAGTGACTTCCATAACAATAAACTACATAAACCGTAAACGTACTACCTGACAACGCGCTCCCGAATGACACGAAGGCGGTAAACGCCATCCAGAGCAAAACCACGAGCCTCAAGCTCCGAAAACAACTCCTCCGACGAGATGCCCTCGAACAAAGGGTTAAAGCCGCGCGTATCGCTCAAATCAGAGCACACACCCGACTCAATACACACATCCACTAAAGACACGCGGTCGGAACTCCCCGGAACGGCATCCGCCGCAAGGGGGGGGGATAACCTACGAAGGCGACGCGGAAGCTTAGACTCCGACGTAGGAACACCATTGCGGGCCACAACCTTAGCCGCCGGAACCTCAACCGACATAGCCTTCTTCAACTCTGCACTGGAAGCACGCAACTTCGCAGACGAAGCAGCAGAACGTGACGAGTCAGTAGCCGACTTACGACACTCCTTACAGTAGTAGTCTACACGACCAGAAGACGAAGTGAACTCAGAAAGCGGCAGGATAGAATAACACTTAGAGCAACGCTGAAAACCATGAGCGCGCAGAACCGAATTCGACGCAGGTTTACCCGCCGGAACTACGCCGCCAAGAACCTCCGCGTCCGAAGCCGAAACAACATGATAATCCGAACGCCGAATATGAGTAGAACCATCCTCCACAGTAGAAGGCGTAGAAACATCCGACTTACTAGCACCCTCCTCCTTAGCAGCAGCCTTAGCAGCCTTGCGACGAGCTGCACAAGCCTTAGCGGCAATACTCTGGCAAGAGCGACACCAACACTGAAGGCCGTCCTTATTCGTAGAACTACGCGAAAACAAAGACAAAGGCTTCGAAACACCACACTTAGGGCAGAACTTCATAGGAATATCCGTAGCAGCGCTCGTGTACCCAGCAGCTAAACCCAAAGCCTTAAGCTCACCGAAGGCATACTTCATAAGACCACGGTCGGCAATAATACCCGGCAGCAAATCCTTATTAACCAAACAATCCATAATAAAATCCTACTTTAAACGATGGGCCTCCCCATCACGTATCTCATAGCACCTATCACACATGTCAAGCGTCAAGCGAGCATCATGCGAAACAAGCAAAATCTCAAAACCAAAGTCACGGCAGATGGTCCGAACAAAGTCGATAAACCGAGGATAATGAGCCGCCGAAACCTGAACCCAAGCCTCGTCCATAAATAAAACACGGCGCGACTTGTGCTTCATGATCAAGTAAAGCGTGAACACAAAGCTCACAACGACCATTAAACCACCACTTTGCGCGGTCGTCAAATCGCTCTTTTTACCGTCACCGTAATCCAGCAGAAACTTGCTGGCATCCGAATCATAGACAACCTTAGCGTCCAGACCGAAGATAGAACGAACCGCAAGCGTAGCAAGGCGCTCGCACTGTGTAAGCGAAGACTTCGTAAGAAGCTCCTTAGCAGAACCCATAGCGTCACGGCAGCGCTCAAGCAACGAAGACTCCGAAAGGACCTCATCCAACTGGCGCTCGTAGCTGAGAACACGCTCGTCGGCATCCTCAAGACGACGGCATAATGAAGTATAGGACTCCGTAAATCTACTATACAAATCCAAATTCATAATCAAAACAATCGCTGCTGTCTACTATGGAAAGTAAAGCGGTTCTTAGCGTCCTCGTAATGGATAGGATCAAGCTCACATCCAACGAAGGAAAGACCAGCATTCAGGCACGCAATGGCCGAAGAACCACTACCCATATGGGTATCCAGAACACGCATGCCCGGCTTAACATAACGCGAAAGCAACCACTCGTACAACTTAACAGGCTTCTGCGTAGGATGAATCCGAACCTCATCTGCACCAACAGAACCACGGTAAGGAATACGCGCAATCTTCAAAGGACCACCGAAGCTCGTCCACGCAAGCTCACCCTGACCAAAGCTCAAGCTGTCCGGAATACTCTTATCCCACACAACCCAGGACATAATACCCGGCAAGTAAGACGTAAAATAATTAGCACCCCAGATAATCTGGTGACGAGAAACACGGAACAACTCCGAAAAGTAAGAACCATCCGGAATACTGTCATCCCATGAACCCATGTAAATCTTAGACGAAAGACCTCCCAAGTCACGCTTAGAAACATGAATCCCATACGGCGGATCGACAATAGCAACGTCGAAGGACTTAGCCGGCAAAGACCGCATATAATCCATACAATCCGTACAGCGAAGCTCGACTCCAGAGCCTATGTATGTATCACCTAAAGAAGCCATAGACTAAGCAAGAGCATCATCATCATCATCGAAGTCCGGAAGCGAACCAGAACCCGAAGGACCACAAGAAACAACAGGACCTGAAGCCGAAGCAGCAACACCCGACGAGCCAGAACCCGACGGGGCAGCAAGCGACGGCGACGAAGGGGCCGAAGACGGAGAAACACCCCGAAGCGCATCGTACTTAGAAAGCCACGAAGACATCTCCGACTCCGCAGCCGAAAGCAATGACTCCGAAGACGCAATCTCACGATCCAAAGCCGCAAGATCACTACGAAGCTGTGACTCAGACGGTACCGTAGCGTAACCTAAACTACTACTTAATGACGAAATCTGAGACTCCAGAACACCCAACTTCGTCTGGGCGGCAGATAAGCTCGAAGCAACCTCAGACCTACGACGCTGTATATCCTCCAACGATAAAGCCATAAAATAAATGATTAAAATTAAAATTAAAAACTAAACCATAAACGTAAATCAGCAGCACCCCAACGAACCCAAAGGGGAACCGCACAAAGGACAAACACTACTATCAAGCAAACCCTCCAAACGCGAAATCTCTGAAGCGAACGAACCACGGCTAGTAAGAAGCGACAACAAAGACTCTAAGCGCTCACGGCGCGACAAAAGAGAAGCACGACGCGAGGCAAGATCCGCCAACCCGGAAAGGTACGAAGCATACTCCGAGGCGACGGAAAGACCCGACGACAGAGAACCGCGGCGCGTAACCATATCCACTAAAGACACAAGCAACGACCTACGGGAACCCAACGACGAACACGACGATACCAAAGACGAATGCTTATCTAAAACCCCCAAGCAAGGCTCCAAAATACTCGAAATCTGGCCCGAAAGAAGCGATCTGCCTGCATGTAAATCCAGAAGCGATACTACCTCCCGGCGGCGGGACAAAAAAGAGACGTAGACGACCAAAATCGAAGACAGCCGTGAATAACCCGAAACAACAGAAGACGCATGGACATAATCCGTCGTGCATAACGAAAGAAGCGTCTGCAAGGACGACAACCGCGAACGCAACGACGTAAGTCTACTATAGGCAGCCGTAACCATACCATAAAGAGCAGAACCCGACGCCTGAAGCGAGCAATACAACTCCCTACTACGCTTAGCGGAATCCAAAAGATTACCCAAACTCGTAGAAGCACCACGGCAGCGGTCACGACGAACACCAAGACCACGCCAGCAAAAACTCCAGTCCGATAACACAGAACCAGAACCTAGAAGCTCACCAAGACGACGCTGGCTGAAGCCCATAAGCAACGGCGGCGTAAACTGCTCCCAGAAGCTCAAGGAAAGCCTATCGCTCCCCGCCGCCAGAAAACCAAAGTTCAGAAAGCTACAAACATCCGACGGAACCTCGCGCCGTGTCTTATCATAAGTAACATCCCCAAGCCGATAAACAGCACCACCATTCTCCGTCTTAGTAACACGCAGAACACGGGCGTCATCCGCAAACCGAACCGAGACACTACACCCCGAAGAACCCCAACGGACGCAGCCCGACGTAAACCTATTCATGCAAGCAGCAACAACACCGCGGAACGTACTACTCTTACCAGCACAGCTCGCACCACGAAGCACCGTCAACCCCTCGACGCGTACCCGAACGTCACGCGCAGCAAGGTAATCCTTAACAACTATATCCATCCTACAGCATAAACACTAAAAAACAAAACCAGAACAGGGCACGAAGGAGCAACCCTCCGCATAAACGTCACCAACACAAGACGTAGGAACAGCCGAACCACAATCCAGCAAACCACGGTAATCTACAAAGTAGCTAGGGCAGACAGCATACACCAAATAAGGAGGAATACAGGCAACCTCGGAGCAGCCTACAAAGAAGCAGAGTGTAGCATGGCCCCACGAAGCCGTGTAAACATTATCCGACCCAGGACACCTGAAGGTAACATAAGCAGAACCTAAGGCAAAATCATAGGCGTCCGGATAAGACAGCCCTATAAGATCGCACAACACAGGAAAGCCCGCCGACGTAAACAACCAACGCAAAGGACGCAACACAGGACGAACACCGTCCATACTACAGCTACCCGGACGGACATCGCGAAAGCGGAAGACAGAACCCCTAGGGCAATCCTGAACCTTAAGACCACAACCTATGTAACCCCAAAGGTAGCTAGCAATACTAGGAACCTGAACCATAAATCAAGATAAATTAAACGCTGTAACCGAATCAAAGCACACACAAGGACCACCACGCTCTAAAGTATCAACAAGATCACTAAGACCCGAAGACAAGGCAGGACTATCCTCGAAGGGCAACCACAGCCGACCCGAAGGAAGACGATGTCCGCCGAAATCATAGCCCGAGCTATACTCTAGAAAAAGCTGATTGATGCCATGAACCCGAAAATGGGCGACCATAAGGGAACAATACGTCTGTGGCGGTGTGTAACCCATATCGCTAATCGACGAAAAACCTACAAACAAAGGATAACCATTCATAATAAAAACAATTAATTAAAAGCATTAACGCAAAACAAGGCAACACATAAACAATGCCACAAAAATACGGATATAGAATTGCACAACCTACTAAAACAAAAACAACCAAACACACAATACGACGAAGGCAACAACCGAAACCACACGGCCCCACGCACCCCGGAACCCCACAACCACAACCCACACACAACCCATAATCCAAACCCCCCATAAACCACAACGAAGGCCGAGGAAAACCCCGGCCTGTAATCATCATAAAATAGTAAGTCGTTACATATACGTAAACGCAGAACCAAACATGTTAGTTGGATTCTACTAGCTTCAAATCCACAAATGGAACTTCGGAACCTAGATGGAAAGAATAGCGCTCAAACCTACAGAAAAGAGAGGAAAAAGACATAGTCAAAACCTGACCCTCATAATAGTCCGCAGGATAGAACCGCTGCATCTCCGCCTCCGAAAGCTGGTCATAAACATAAGGATACGCACGGAAACGCATATCGCACTCGTTAAGATGAGCAGCTCCCGCAGCTGTCAAGGTGAAGGAAATAGTATCACACAACTCCATAACTACAAATTTGAAATAGAACCTTCTGGTGATAAAAGCTCACCTGTCTCCGGGTCCAAGTCCGACGGATTAACGGCTGGATCAACATAGACCGGAATGCCCGGACTCGTACCTACCTCCGAAGCACCGTTAGTCCGTAGATACTCGTACAACCGCTTAAGGGTAGTATGCTCCATAGCGTAAAGCTTCTGGACTCCAAAGAACTTCTCACCCCACGGAAGCGAATAACTTGCACCCGACTTCCGGATGACACCCGAAGCCACAGCTTCATCAATGGTGGCATAGCGCTTGCTAACACCCTGACCGAAAATGAGCTTGACCTTCTTCTGACGGAAAGGCTTGCTGAACTTATTCTTGGTAGCCTCCATGAACAACTCAACACCGTAAACCTTTTCGGTGTCACCCTCCTTCTCCTTGAGCTTGAAACCAACAGAAAGCTTGATGATAGCGTCCGGAACGTGAAGGGCAGCATATCCGCCATCCTGACGGTCCTTCGAGGCGTAGGGGTTAGGAACACCCATCTGGAGGTTAGCGCGGGCGTGAAAGAGCCATAAGGACGCAATGTCGGCATCCGCAAACCAGTTCTTAATACGAGGAAGCAAAAAGGATGCCTGCAACGCCTTAATGCCCGGACGGCAATCCTTGACCGTCAATGTCTTATCCGCGTAAGCCTCCAACTCCGACATACTATCAAAGACGGCAAACGAAATGCCTGCGTCCTGATCTGAAGATATAACCTTACATACGTCCTCCAACTGAGCATAATCACGGACCGTAAGGTGAATAAGAAGACCAGACTCCTTGTACTCCCGTAAACCGAAAGACTGAAGCTGAAGGTCATTCCATGCACGCTCCGTATCCACCAAGACACACTTCAAACCCTGACGACAAAAGCTACGAAGTGTCTGGGCCGCAATGGTGGACTTACCGCAACCTGCGACACCCCACATAGCGTAGGAGCTACCACGAGCAATACCACCCCCCAAGATGTCATTCAAGGTGTCGATGCCCGTATCGACAAACGTAGTAGGACGGTCGATGCCATACTCATTCAACACGTCCGCAAGGGAAGTCAACTCCGACTTCCCGGATTTCTCTGACTTTTTGGCCATAAAATAAAATAATTAAATCGCAGGAATCCCTCCTGCTGGGAACAAAGGCGGAGAACTCCCTCCGCAGGGAATTATAAATCAGCATAGAACACCCAATCGTCGTCATCACTACTATCCGACGAAGGGAAAACCGGAATTGGTATCTTAACCCCCTCCGTAGCTTGTGTAGAAGACTCACTCATGAAAATAGGGGGTATAGAATTGCACTAGCGGCTCCTTCGGAACCAGTTGGATATATAACTAAGACCATCCAAGAAGTCACACACTAGGTCGTAGAACCAATGACCAAAACCATTATTGAAATAAAACATAACTCTGTGTAAATCAATCGAATAGATCCTTCTGTAGCCGCGGGCAAAGCTGGTAAGTCTTCTTGTAAGTACCAGCCAGTATATCCAAACCAATAGCAGCGAGGATAACTGCTGAAGCCTCGTCATGGTTCATAGCAATACTATAATGATCCAGCACCCACTGGACGATAAGCTTCTTGCCCTCCTCCTTGGAAATCTTCTTAGGCGGGACTTCTGGAATCTCGCCTTTCTTGGCCCGTTTCTTGGCCGTAGACGGACGGACCAAAGAGTTGATAGCTGTGGGCGGGATTAGATAGAAATCGGCTGTGGGGGGCGAAAATAGACCCGAAGGGGACCTGATCAAACCTGCAGTAGAAAACTTCCGTAAATCCTGAAACTCCGTGTAAAGCATACACTGCAAAGGAAGGAGATACGGGCCGGAACCGGAAAGCATGGCAGGCATCTCAACAAATACAGCATCAACAGCATCATCATACTCGGCAAGCCAAGCACGTACCGCCTTAGCATGCCATGTAGCCGCTTGAAAAGATTTATCAAAATGAAAAATATTACCACCCTCCTTCAGAACACGTGGCACTTCAATGGAGGTATACGCAGTAACGCCTAAGTCAGAATCTAAAATAGACAAACCAGTTCGCGTGAAGCTTGGATCAATTCCCAGTACTCGCATAGCTAAATGAAAATTTGAAATTGCCGCAAAAAGAAGATTCACCAAAACAGCACTTCGCAACCCGACCTCTATCAACACCAGTAAACTCAGAAGCAGCTAAAACAGAAACGCAATGTTTAATAAAACTCCCAGACGACATATCGTATACGTCAACTCCAGAATCTAACTGGCGCCTAACACACAAAGAAACAGACTCAAAACGATGCCGAACCTAACCAATATCCGGAAAAGGAGAAAAAATCAACTTCCTTACACAAGCGCGTCGACCATGATAAGCACTTCTAACAAGACAACGAGATATTCGTAACTCCCTACAACATGCATCTAAACTAGGATATAAGCCCAGAAACTTAAAATCTAAATCAAAAACATAAACTTTAAAAGAGCCACAAAAGTACCAATTACGTGCTAAAACAACTAAATCTGGAATCAAACCCACATCAGAAATGCGTACAAAAGAGAAGCCGCGTTTATGAGCACCAACTGAAATATGATGAAGATCAGCTTCTTTCTTAACTGTAGAACTAGAAACACCAAACTTCTGACACACGCTCGCTACATAATTATAAAAGCCCAAAACTGAACCAGTACTAATATCATAAACCGCTATACCAATCATAGACGGATTGCGCTTATGACGCAACCAAGATAATCGCTCTGGCAATTGAGAACGGTCAAATAAAAGAAAATAACCTTGAGCACTCCGGCGGACACATACTGCAGTCTCATACAACCTACGTGACCTTACACAAATATTGAAAGATGAAAATAAATGCAAGGAAGCCTCACTAGCAGAATTAAAACTGCCTAAAAAGTCACCACTACAAGTATAAAGAAAACAAGCATAAGTCCTAGCACGTTTACCAAAAACACCACGACCCCCTAAAGTCCCATTATACCCATTATAAAATGAATCGTATTTAGAAATGTAATAAATCTCACGAGCATCCAACTTGGCATGCAACTCAAAAAAGGAAGGAGCTAAAACAGACTCTAATATAAAATATTGCCATGAACTGAGATTATACCTACGACGAGCACGCTCAATCTTAATCCCACCATATGGAGAAGACAAATCAAAGAAATCAGAATATCTAGCAGCAGGATGCACAGTCTGACCAACATATGACCTACCACTAGGACTCAACCACCGATAAATTATACCAAAAAACATAAACTCCTGAGTTTAGTCTGCCTTCCAACTCAGACCTAACTCAGGAGTCATATCTATAACTCTAGATACGCAAACCTATACGTAATAAACAATCAAAGTTGGAAGGCTTTGTTTATTTATCGGGATATATAATAAGTGCTAAAACAAACCTCCCTCTTTCAAGACCTTCGGAACCTCAATAGAAGTATACCCTACAACACCCAGATCACTATCCAGTAAACACACCCCAGACCGAGAAAAACTCGGATCAATACCCAATACTCTCATAGATGCAAAAATAAAAACCGGAAGCCTCCTAAGAGACCTCCGGCTGTCCAACAATCCACGGGGGTCTAGAAGCTAGAACCTCCGAAATCCTCCGGGAAGTCCTCACCCCCACCGAAGCTATTGCCTGCAAACGGGTCCATAGGCGGCGGAGTGATAGGCATGCCCGGAGCCAAACCCGGAGCATCCTGCGGAAGACCCGGAGCCTGAGCCTGCGGCGCAGTAGGAGCAGAAGCATATCCTGAAGCAGGATAAGAAGCCGCAGGAGGAACCGGAGCAGGGGCCGGAGCGGGATGAGGGACAGGAGCAGCAGCCTGCGCAGGGGGAGCCTGATACGTCTGCTGCGGAAGACCCGGAGCTGCCTGATAACCACCGTAAGCGGGGGGCGTAGGCGGAACCGTAGGCATAGGACCGAGCTGCTGCTGGGGCGGAGGCGTCGGAAGACCCGGAGCCTGAGAAACGCCACCAGCGAGGGACGAAAGGTAAGCACGATAGGCATCAGCAGTCTTACTCGTCACAGCATCAACCTGCGTGTAAAGACCCTGAATAACTTCAGGCTTAGCAGTAAGCAACTGAATGCGCTGACGAATAGCATCCGAATACTGAAGCGTAGCCGGAGTATAATCCACCGACGAAACGTCCTTGCCCTCCTGATTCGTGCGCTTCTCCTTCTGCAGCATAATAGCGTTAGCATTAGGATTGGCACGGCGAAGACCCAAGAAGCGGAAGTACTGCTTCTCCGTCATGCGGATATACTCAACCGTAATGTCGTCACTCGCAACCTGACCATACTGATCACAGTTGAGACGAGCAACCAAAAAGAAGTAGTAAAGCTGCGGCTCAAGCCGGAACTCAACCATAGACTGACTGTCAAGCTCAAGGTTACCAAAACCCCGAACGTAAACGATATTCTTGGCCAACGTGTTGTTGTCCAGAGGAATACAATAACCAGTGTACCCCACGGCAATGTCTACACGACTGATAGACACCGAAGATGCACTCTGCCCAAACTGAATAAACTGACCCATTTTCGAAGTAGATAATTATATGTTAATTAAAAAGGTTCGTAAAAAGTCCACCCCGAGAGCATCGCCGACTTCGAAAAGGACCTACACTCTCTCATAAGCCCTCAGAGTGGACATGACGTAAACGTAACTACCTGCGCCAATTATCAACGTATCTAGTGCGCTGGATTACCTCGAAGTCTGCACGTAGATCATTAAGGCGGCCCAAGTAAACCATGACCGTATTTAAGCGCTCCTTAAACAGCTTCGTAGCACCAGCATTGGAAACCGAATTCAAAACCTTCTGGATGGACGACAGCTCTACAAGCAACTTACTACGAAGGCGCGTGAGCAAATACTCCGACTCCAGAACAACGTCGTTCTTATCCGACCGGGACCGCGACGGATCACCAAGCTTATCCAACTCCGTGTCCAACTGAACGAACAAACTATTAATCATAGTATCCTGATCCGCAAACTTTTCCCGATAAGCCTTCAGAATCGCAACCGCGTCTACCTTAGCATCTACAACCTCCATAATCTCACTTAAAATACTGCCTACGCAACAAGTTCATATAAAACCACAACTGACACAAATCCCGAAACTTCGACGTGTAGAACTTATCCAACGTACGCATCGCCTCAATAGCTCCCGTAATAGACGGACGAAGACTACTCTCCAAGCGCATCCTAGCACGACGGTAATAAGGAGAATCCGTGGAGTTGAGTAAACGTAATATGAACGTATCCATAGAAGCCGAAACATGACCTACAGACGTATTGCCGCACTCCTGAATAAACCGAGGAATGAACTTAACACTCCCATACAAGTCAAAGAGCTCCGTAAACTTAGACTCATCGTCCTCGAACGTAACCCCAGTGAAAATGAAAGCCAGACACTCATCTATGAAGTCAGAACCCTCCGTAGCCAAAGTCTTCAAAGTGCGCTTGCGGGAACCGAAGACTCGCTGAGCGAAAGCCAGAACCTCACGACGGATAACATCCTCGTCCCAGACCTCATCGAAAATCTGACGCGAAATGAAAACGCAATCCGCATAGTCGTAATCCAAGTACTCCCTATCCTGCTTAGACTTAATATCACGATAAGTGATAAACTCAGAACTCGACGTAGGATTCTTGGATACAGCGTAGGACGGAAAGAGAAACGGAAGAATCCGAAAGTAATCCGGCGAAGACAGCGATATGACCCTCACACCCGGCATAGCAAATAGATCAGAACCCTAAGCGACCAGAAAGCCGTAGCGCACATAAAACAAATGACAAACATAAGAAGCATATCCTTAACAACCGTATGGAGATCAGAGTCAACACTTGAAGACGAGTTAGCATTGTCTTCCTTATGCGACCAAAAAGCACGAAGTGAGCGCACCAAAGACTTAAGAAGCCCGGAAATCACCAAAGCAATGATGAAAGCAAAAGTCAAAGATGTGAGAAAACTGATGATAAAAGTAGAACCCGACATAAGTTAACCGCGATATAACGACAATGATAATAAAGCAACCTCCGTCTTAGAAGCACCAACCGCCAAAAGACGACTAGTATCCGGAAGCTCCAAATGGGCAACCGTGCTGGAGAAAGAACGATCACTAAGCATAAAGTCCTTCTCGGAATGCTCAGAACGAATCTCAAGTGGAACCTTCACAACCTCCCGAAACCTACTAAGCAAAACCGGATCGACAATATCCAAAGAGCTATAACAGTCAATCTGAGGATTCTCCTCCGTGAGCTTCAAAAGCATGGAAACCATCTGCTTGGAAAAGGTGCTGATGTCCCCAAGAACAATACGTGTACCCGGCACATAAGCCTCCACAAAGTCTCGAAGCTCCGAAATGTTATGAACGAAGTTGACAAACTCCGACTTATCACGAACCAGAAGACGCATAGCTACTCGGCAGAACGTATGACATAGGCACTCGGAACCAAGATAGTACCCGAACCAAAACTATCACCATGCGTAGGATAGTGAACCTTCAACAAAGGGACTCCTCGCCAACTCCCATAGCCATAAACAACACCCGTCATAAGAGACTTTGTAGAAACAACTTCCGTCTCAACAGGAAACAACTTAGGAGCATCGCTTAAAAGTGGATTGCTGAGCCTCAGGCGTTTATATACAACCATACTCTGTACATATTGACGCTTCGTCGAAGTCGTAACCGACCTCTCTGCATCCGTTAAACCCGCTCACCGCAGGCAATAATGACTCCAAACCCATACGCTTAATGTTGAGCGCTGCATTAACATCCCGATCATGATGCGTACCGCAACCCGGACACGTCCAAGAACGATCTGAAAGCGTTAACGTAGAATTGTGAAAACCGCAACAACTGCAAGTCTTCGTACTCGGTGCCCACCTATCTATGAAAATCAAGTTGTGACCCAACCACTTCGACTTGTACTCAAGAACACGACGCAGCTCACCCCAACAAATGTTCTGAATGGATTTAGATAATTTACGGTTTTTAACCATGCTGCCAATGTTTAAATCTTCCATTACTAGCGTTTGGCTTTCACGCAGTAACGTCTTGGCGACATGGTAAATATAATTCTTGATTAAATTACGTTTCTTAATGTAAAGTTTGTTAATCTTCAAGCGAATGCGCGCACGACGCTTCGAACCTTTCTGCTTTCTCGATTCATGCTTCTGAAGCCTAGCGATCCGACGGTCGATAGTAGCATAGAAACGTGGATTAGGTATCTTACGGCCGTCCGACGTGACAATAAAGTCTTTAAGACCCAAGTCAATACCGACCGTCGTGTTAACCTCTACTGGCTGCAACTTAGGAACTTCGACACCCGTTTCGACCACGCACGAAGCGTAGTACTTACCATCGCTATCTTGACTAACTACTATATGCCGTAAAATGCCGGCAAACTCACAATCCTTCTTGTACTTGACTAAGCCTAGCTTAGAAAGTTTTAAATGACTAATGTCTTGCAATACGCCACAATGCGATGACGGAAACCTACAAGACTTACGACTGCGATGCTTCGACTTAAACTTGGGATACCCCTTACCGGACTTGAAAAAGTTCTGATACGCAGCATTCATGTCACCAACGGCCTGAACCAAGCAAACCGCTGGAACGTCACGCAGCCACGGATACTCATCCTTAAGCGGCTTTATCTTCTTGATGAGATCAAACTCCGAAAGCTTCGTCTTGTCAGCCTCATATGCCGTCTTTCTAATGTCAAGTGTCTTATTATAAATAAAGCGGCAGCATCCAAACGTCGCCTGAAGCAAAGCTTGTTGAACCTTGCTTGGGTAAATGCGATATTTGAATGCTTTCTTCATGACGGCAAGTTGCAATTAATTTACATTTATCCACAAGCAGTAGTGTAAAATAGAATATAATTTGCTACTTCGACCTAATATCCCAAAACTCAACAAGCTCACAAGCAGCGTCAACCAAGCCTGCAACATTAGGATAAACGTCACAGCAAGCCTCAAACTCAGAAACACTATAAGAGTCATGACGCGGATCAACAACACCGAGGTAAACCGCACCTATCTCCGTAGCCGGAGAAATGCAATTGCGAGCCACAACAATACCTCCCATAGCGTCATCATACACAACAGTAGTATCGTAAGGCCAAGCACGGGAAGCAACACCAACATCACCGATAAAACACCCAGCAGTACAAACAGGAGACAAAACTAAACCATTACCCGCTGCTGGCGAAGCATAAAACTCCGTGCCAGCCAAAGACGCCGCAGCAGGACCCTGAAGTGAAGATCCACAAAAGAGAGTGCCGCCTACAATCTTAGTAGGATAACTCACTAAAGCATACCCAAGGCGTACAATAAGATCGTACTCACGAGTCAACTCCACGGAAGTATTGCACGCCGCCTCCAAGTCAGTATAACCCACCGACTCAATACGCCACGAAACCGCCAGCTCCTCTAAAATAGAATGACGAGCAAGGAGGGGCTTAATCTTAAGCCGCTCCTTGTCCGTAGCCGTCAAAAACAAAACTGAAGCCATAAGCTACTCCTCCGGATTAGGTGTGTTAATAACACGACGCTCGATAGCAGACGAGTAGTCCAGATTCGGAACCGCAAAGAAAGCAGCACCATGTCCCGAAAGAAGGTCAAGCTCCGAAAGGACGAAAGCCTCGACCGTAGCCGGAACAGATGCAACACCCCACTCCTTACGGCCATGATGCGAATAGATGCAATGCTGAATGCGCTCCAAAAGCCCCTCCGAAAGGAACTCACCATAGACATCCTTCACATACTCCGCGGAGGAAACCGAATGGGGCTTCAAGCACAAAGTCTCGTCATACTCGAAGACCTCCGGCGTGTACTCCTTCGTCTTGCCCCAGTCATGGTATAAAGCTGCAAGCGTAATGACGAACAAGTCCAACTGATAAGGGAAAGTCTTACGAAGACCCCACAGCATGTAAAGAATCTCGAACGTATGCTGAGCAAGGCCACCTTCGTAAGCATGATGGAATTTAGCAGCAGCCGGATAAGCACAGTAAAGCTGGTACAAAGCCGGAAGCTCCTCGAAAAGCTTACGGACGACCTTTTGCCGCGCCGAGAGTGACTCAACAGGCGTCTCTGGAGCGGTAACCCAATCAGCGAGAAGATGCGAAAGGCATGCCTGAAAACGATCAAACGTAGGGCACGGATGGACGAATGACGCCCAATAAGGATACTGCTCCTGAAGCTTGGCATCCTTCATGAAGTTACCAAGATCGCCCGCGAACCGATCCTCCGAGAAAGACCGGAACCCAGCACTGTTAGCCTCCGGAACACCGTCATAAAGCAGAATGACATGATCCATCAAAGCATCCGTGTTCTCCCAAAAAAAGCACGAAATGGAAGTGCCATGCTCGTCAACTACGACAAGCTGATTATAGTAACGACCGTTCTTAGCTACGGCCTTTTTACAGGAAGTGACGAGGAAGGACTGAACAGTAGAACTCATGAACATAATATATTAAGTAAGACAATAAACGTAAGCATCTATAACTCCTTGACCAGCACAGGCGTCGTGCGATCCAAAGATGCTACGATTGCAAACTGATCAGAAAGAGGAAGCTGATCGAAGTCCCGAACAACGCTGAAACGACCGCCGACAACAGAACTACAGTCCTCGACGAACAACGACGGAGACCCCTGCAACCCTTCGTCACGAACACCCAGCGATAAGGTACTCGAAACCAGCAGGACCGTACCCACGGGTAAGGATAACAAGTGTCTCCGCCAATCAGAAACAACAGAAGCGTAGACACGCTCAAAAACCGGAAATAGAAAGTTGCGATTCATATGGAAAGTGTTAATTTTATTTCTAAAACAAAGATAGTAAATTAAATTAACACCTCCAAATTATAAACCATTAATATTTTCCGTCAGCGACCTGAAACACCGTAAAACCTCGTGAACGATACATATCTACGACACGGGCACGATCCTCAAAGATAATCGTATTATGGGATGCTACTCCGTAGGTCTTAGACACGTAATCCAAATGACGAGCCTTCAAAGCCACGTCCGGACAATGGTCCGCATCCGGGCGACAAAGATAGACTGCGTCTGAACGCCATAACCCAAAGCCTGACAGCCACTGAATGGTAGCCTCCTTACAGCGCTCAGGACGCCCCGTAATGAAAATAGGCGTATAATGGTTATGCGGTAAAGACGGAGAAAGCAACGAACGAATAACGCAAGCAACGTTCTCGATAATAGGATCACCCTCAACCCCAGCATAAAAAGAGTCCCAGTCCTTAGACGCTCCAGAAATAAAATGAAGACGATGATCACACGAAGCAATCGTACCGTCTATATCAATAATAAGAAAGTATTGCATAACCACCCTATTTTAAACTTCGAAGATGAGCAACCCAGCGGGTAGATACATCACGCCAAAAACTCTCGCCCTCCGGCGTAAGCCGCCACTTGAAAGCAATCGAAACCAAAGACTTAGCAAATTCCTGAAAAGTCATATCAGCACGGACATAAAAATAACGACACACAATAAAGTCTCGCAAATCATCACGATCCTCCGGTGTATTTAAAATCGACAAAGAAAAGCGATTTAAGAACTTATCCAGAATTCCCTCCGACTCCAAAAAGTTGCAAAAAGCCCTAGCCAAAGCATACACAGTCATAGCCATCACACAACGTTATAAGAGTCTAAACACCACAGTCATAAGAAGGAGACCCATATTTAATATTTTCCGCCTTGAATAACTCTATACCCGTTCCCGACTCCTCGTCGTAATCCGGAATGCCATGCACCTCGTAACATGCTACACCCCGATCTACAGCGCAGCAATGCAACGTATTATAATTGTCAAACATACAGCACTTACACACACGATACCCAAGCCCCGCCAACCACTCAGTCAACTCTTTTCGCTTCGCCATTATCGCCCCTCCTTTTAGCGGCTCTGTTCTCGGATTTACTTTTACCGCGGCAATTTCCTCTATTCCCGTTTTCATATTTTTCCCTTTAAAAAATTACCCCACTGCTCAGCCATAGCCTGTGCGATTCCCTCAAAGGTCTTACTCCTATTTTTGGCGTCGTTACCCCGTTCTGCTGCTCCATATTTCTCTTTATTCTTTCGACTTGTCCCCGCCGGAAGATAAGGGCAGCTGGCAGCTACAATATTTGTAGGCACAAGGAGTGGGAGATTTCGCAACCATAATCGCGTTTTTTTGGTGTATGGGTGGCCAAACTGATATGGCTGTATCTCTTGGTCGTACTCAGGCATTTCGAATACTCTGGATGATACTGGGTTTTCCACTGCTACATGTTTGATCGGCCATTCAAGCAGCTGCATGAAAAACCTCTTGGCGTCTAACCCTTTCTTATAACGAACCGGGTCTAATTTGCCAGCTTGCGGATATAGTCGGCATGCCCCTGCGTTACTCAAGAAAGTACATGGTGGGTGAGCGATCATCAAATCAAATGTGGGTTCCCTCCGCAGCACTGTGAAAATATCCTCCTGAAAGTGCCATTCTGGATGACCGCCGGAGCAAGGCTCTATGTCGCAACTGAATGCTTCAAATCCGCGTTCACGAAACGCCTTACACACCGCCTGCGATTCCTCGCAGGCCACTATTACTCGTATCTTTTTCATGGTTATCTCCGTTAATGAATCTCCCGCCAGCCGAGAACTTCGTCCCGACCAAAGGAATTGGTTCCAATAAGCCAGCGTCCCATTTTGTTGCTGTAAGAGCCAATGTCGTAAATCCTTGTAGTGATCCTTACGAGCACAGCCCATTCATGATCCGGAACGCTTTCTTTCGGATCGTTCCACCGGGTCAGTTCCTCATAAGCGGCAATATAAGCGTCCACCATCGCCTGCCTGTTGTACGGGTGCACGCTCCCAGCTCCCTGTGAATCCACCCACTCTATCGCCCTTTCCTTAATCGTTTTCATCCTCGTTCAGTTTTTGAATGAAATTCCTTCGGTGATACTCATAATCCGGCTCGAACTCTCCATCCTCACCATTCTCGAACCACATATCATCGAACGCGCTGATTGCTTTAGCCCGCATCCGCTCCTCGGCTTCCTGCTCCGCTAGCGAAACAGCTATAACCACCTTCGGCATACCAATATAACATGATAACGCATCGCGCGGCAAAGACTCTAAATACTCCTTCGCTTTCGCTTTTACACTTTTCATGATTTATTAAATTTTACAAAACAGTAAACTTGACACACTCCCACGCCTAAAGACGCTGGATTCTTGACTCAAGCATGGCCGCCGCTAAAAGCGGGCTTACTGCCACTAATCAAAGCGTCCATGCCCGAACGCTTAATGTTTAACGCCGCGTTAAGATCACGATCATGGCGTGCGCCACATTGTGGGCAAGTCCACGACCGATCAACCAAACGAAGCTCCTTATTAACGTACCCGCAACCACTACACGTCTTGCTGCGAGCAAACCACTTGTCAACATGAACAACGTTAGTGTTGTACTTAACGGCTACGTGTTCCAAACGAAACACGAAAGATGCGTGGCTAAGGTCCGAAAGCTTACGGCCCCACAAACGACGCATGCCCTCTAGACTCAATGTCTCCAAGCAAATCGTAGAATAACGACGACATAGCTCATGCGTCAAGCGCCACTGATAATCATCACGGTGGTTGCTAATGCGACGATAAAGCCGACCAAGCCCCAAACGGCGACGACGATAATTATTAGAACCCTTTATAGAGCGACTCAACCGACGGTGCACCTTATGAATATCACGAAGCGACTGCTTGAAGAACTGAGGGTTCTCGTATGTACGTCCGTCGGATAACGTCAAGTACGTCTTAAGACCAAAGTCAATGCCTACAACCGCACCATCATGTGTCGTGTTGCTGGATTCAACCTTAGCATCGGTCGTAACGTACAACCAAAAGTCACCGCACGGATCACGCTTAACGCGAACCGTCTTTATCGCGCCATTAAAGTCACGTGATTTGTGAAATTTATAAGTTTTCTTAAGTCTGTTAATCGTAAAGCAATTGCCATCTATTTTATAGCCATAGTGGAGTTTGTAGACGAATGATTGGAAGTCGGCCGCACGACGAAACTTAGGCGGCCGCTTAGCAAGCTTCTTAAAGAAACGCTGGTAGGCCGCATCGAGACGTTGCAAAACTTCAATACTATTATGAGAATATAGTAAATTCCGCTTGATGCGTTTGACAAAATGCTTCTGCATGTCTACCGTGGAAACGTACGTACCATACATGCGATAGCATCTACGTTGAAGTGCCAGCGCGTGGTTCCATACAAATGCACACTCACAAAGCATTCGATCCAACCATATGGTTCGACGCGTTCTGTAAAGTTTGTATTTGTATGTCAGCATAGATGACTATAATTGCTTTGCAAATATAAATTTACTTTTACGTTTATGCAAAATTAAAGGTTGTATTCAACCCATGCCTAAAGGCATGGGCTTTCTACAGCCTTAATTCGTAAAAAAACCGAGAGCAAAAACTCTCGGTACAACAAAGAACATGACTTTATAAAACTACGACACTACGTACTCACACATAACCACAAAGTGTACAGTAGTAACAGTAGCATCAATACTTAAAGTCGTAGTGCCTTTTCCAGCCTCCCATAATGGAGGCGTAACCGTAGCAACAACCTGCTGGCTAACCTTAGCTACGTCAGCACGGCGGAATGCAACAAAACCCTGCGAATTCGTAGTACCTCTTACTGTAATAGACTTGCCGTCAACGTTCATGTAATTAATCGTAACAGTACAATCAGGAGGAGCAGGTGACGATGCACTACCATTATCCGAATAGAACCCTTGAACCGTGAAATTTACGATTCGGTTAGGATAGGATAGGTAGCGAAGCTCACACGCCTGCGTCCCCGTCTCGGCGAGAGCATTTACAATATCCGTCTGCTGAATATGCCACTCCTGATAACCCTCATCAAGAACATACGCGGAGACAACAGTATCAGTAACATTAGGACCAACAACAAACTGAACCGTGCGACCTACATCCTCCAGAACTGGATCAAGCTCAATATACTCAATAGCATCTGAGTAAACCAAATTGAACATGTTCATCTCACCAGCCTCAATAGTCGTGGCACTCTGGTAACCATACTGATCATAGAGACTAACCGCCATATCCAAAGTGTTCGTCAAATCCAAACGATAAATATCGAACATTTGAGCATACTGGCATACCTGATTAGAGATAGATATATCCACAGTAGTAGGTTTGCTCTTAGAAGAACCTAACAAAACATTTCCAACACTATAAAGCTCAACATAGATGACATCCCCGTCAACTACAGAAACTGACTCAAATATCGAAGTGGCATTTACTAAGATGTACTGACCAGTAGAAGAATCTAAAGGATAAAGCACAGACGTTTTATAAGTTTTACCTCTAGTTTGATTGTAAAGCTTAATGTAAACATTGCGTCCCTTTAAGCTATTCGCAGAATCCACAGGACGAATTTCCAAAGCCATACCCACAGGCAAAGCCCCCGCAGCCTGCATGACGTTCAACGACGCCGTGACCGACGAATCGCTGGACGTAGAAAGTATGACCGACTTCGACCGCGCCGAAGACGACGGATTATCCGTCGAGTCAACCTTTATAATCTGATCCTGAACCGCATCATCCATCGTGACCGTAATGTAGTCAGTGGAACTCGATCCCCAAAGAATCTTCTTAGAAACAGTTGCCATGAGATAAATGTTTTTAAGATTTTTAAAAAGCATGGGTGAGATTCACCCATGCTGAGAAATTAAGAAACGTCGAACGTATCATTCGTCTTGACATAGACACTAACCTCGGAAGCACTCTTGCCCTCTAAGTTCACCGTAACACTGCTGCCATACGACGTGCCATTCAAAGATACCCAAATCGTAGGATTAGCACCCGCCTGATTGAAGGTCACATCCGTAGTACCCGACTTGCCGTTGCCGGAACCCGTAATCGTCACAACGAAACCATTACGCGCGGAAACCGAAGGGTTCGCAGTATAGGATACCAAACCTCCAGAGTTAACCGAGAAGCCCGTAAGAGCAGTCTTAACCGCGTAGGCGAAGGACCCTGACAAAATAGGCGTCTCAGAACCCGAAGTATAGTAAGCACGCTGCGTGAAGTTGGGCTTTAACTGATACTGCCCAGCAGAAGCGTCAACACTGATGGGCGACGTATGTGTAACAACAGGATCGGAGTACGTAACCTCATTGGCCTCACGATAGAGGGACAACGAATCCGACGCTGTCTTACCGTTCATGGTTATATTAACCGTAATGGTAGCCTCCAGCTGACGAGCCGTAACCACGTTGCCCAAGCTTGTAACCGTATAGTTACCCGTAGAGGTATTAACATCACCACCCGTGAACGTCTTAGAACGTATAAGCGATGCCGTTTCGGTTTCACCCGAAGTCCACGTACCAGTCTGAGTAGCTAACAAAGTCGGGAGGCGGTTGTCGGCACCCGCCGAAAGCGTATTGACCGCAGGAGTGCCTCGATACTCGAAAGTCGTAATCGTAGGAGTACCCCATGTTCTGCTATTTGCCTCCTGATAAGCAGAAGCCATTACCGCCTCAGTCTTACTATTAGCAGTCAACTGAACGCGAACACTTGCAACCTGAGAGCGAGCCTTAGCCGTAGTGCCCAAGCTAGCAGCAGTAACTGCACCCGTACTCGTGTTAAGACCAGAACCCGAAGTCTGAGAATAAGACCATGACCCACCAGAAGATACCGTACTAGTAGAACCAGAAGTGTAAGTCACATTCTGAGTGAAAGACTTGGAGAGCGAAACCGTACCACCACCTGCAGGAATGTCATCATCATAAGAAGCCGTAATGGACGGACTAGCATAAGCGGCCGTGTTAGCCTCCTGATACACATCCAAAGTAAGAGTAGCAGACTCATTCTTCTCACCAACAACTTCTAAAGTCAAAGTACCAACCTTCGCGCGAGACTTGACTGTAGTGCCAAGCGACGAAGCAGTGACAGGAGCAGAGTAACTAGTAGTATGGTAATTAGAAGTGTCAGTGGCACCAGACGTATAAGTCACATCCTGAGTCCAGTCATACGACGAGAACTCCGAAACGGTGCCACCACTAGCCGGAATATCGTCAACCTCGGCATCCGTAATCGTAACAGGACCCGCAGTGACAATCGTATTCGCTTCCTGATAAACAGCAACCGTGGCACTGCCAGACTTGCCGTTAATAGTGACGGTGGCCGTGGCATCCGTCTTCTTCGTGCGGGAAACCTCAGTGGTGCCTAACGAAGTCCCCGATACAGCACCCGTGGAAGTATTGACGCCAGTACCACTATAAGACCACGAACCTCCAGAACTGATAGAACCCGTAGAACCTGAAGTATAAGTTGTTGCCTGCGTGAAGGACTTCGACGGCGTAACACTACCACCACCCGCAGGAATATCTGCGTAAGACACCGACACAACCGGAGTGCCATACGAAACAATAGCATTAGCCTCCTGCGTGAGAGTAACAGAATCCGTCAGCGTCTTATTATTCGTGTTGCTATTATTCAGCGTTACCGTCAAAGTCGAAGTCCGAGCAGCACCTACCGTAGTCCCGCGAGACGGAGCAGTCACGGTAAGCAGCACGTTAGCATTTAAAACCTTAGTAAATGCCGAGTTCGAAAGATCCCAGGCAGCCAAAGCGAAGCTCTGAACTCTAACCGTGCCGGAAGTAAAGGTCCCGTAACATGTATAAGAATTCGTAGCGCCTTCAGCCGGGAAAGACAAAGTCGGAGCAACAGGCGTAAGCCAGTTCTGACTCTTAATCGCAATCGATAAAACATAGTTCTCCTGCTGGTAAACAGCAGCACTAGCAGAACCCGACTTGCCGTTCACCGTCACCGTAGCGGTAGCATCCGTAATCTTCGTACGAGCCTTAACAGTATATCCTAATGCGCTAGCATATACCGCACCTGTAGAGGTGTCGACATTGGTGCCACTATAACTCCAAGAACCGCCCGACGTAACCGGAGTACCCGCACTACCGGAAGAATAAGACAGATTCTGGCGGAATGAAACCGTAGGCGTCACAGAACCTCCTGACGCAGCGATATCAGCATACGAAACGGAAACCACAGGAGTGCCATAATAAGCAACGTTAGCCTCCTGATAAACATCAAAACTCTTATCTGCAGTCACGCCGCCATCACCTATAGCAGTAGCTTCCAAAGTGCCGACCTTTGTCCGGGACTTAACCGTAGTGCCTAAGCTGGGCGCAGATACCACCGTAGAGTACGAAAAGGAAACAGTCCCCGGACGAGAATCTCCTGATGTAAAGGAAACCGTCTGCGAACCTGAGATGCCCGACGCCGAAGACACACTACCACCCGAAGCAGGAATGTCCGCAACAGTACCTCCAGAAATAGTGACAGCACCATAAGTCGCGCTATTGGCAGCTTGATAAACATCCGCCGTAGTGGACCCCGTCTTACCGTTGACCGTAAGAGAAGCAGCAGCTGTGGTTATCTTAGTCCGAGACTTAACCGTAGTACCAAGCGACGAAGCTGAAACAGCGCCCGTAGACGTATTAACACTCGTGCCGCTATAAGACCACGTGCCTCCGGAGGTAACCGTACTCGTGGAGCCAGACGTGTAGGAAACACTCTGCGTGAAGGACTTCGACGGCGTAACACTACCACCACCCGCAGGAATATCTGCG